GTGGCAGCAAAAGCGAGAGTTTACAGCTATTTACGGTTCAGCGACCCAAAACAAGCGGCCGGCGGCAGCGTCGATCGCCAGCTTGAGTACGCCGCGCGCTGGGCGGCCGACAACGAGATGGAGCTTGATGCGTCCCTATCACTCCGGGACGAAGGGCTGTCGGCGTACCACCAGCGCCATGTGAGGCAAGGCGCGCTTGGCGTATTCCTGCGTGCTGTCGAGGATGATCAGGTGCCGGCCGGCTCCGTACTGATCGTTGAGGGTCTGGATCGGTTGAGCCGCGCCGAGCCGCTGCAGGCACAGGCGCAGCTCGCGCAGATCGTGAACGCCGGCATCACGGTCGTGACGGCCAGCGATGGCCGCGAATACAACCGCGAGCGCCTGAAGGCGCAGCCGATGGACCTCGTATACAGCCTGCTGGTAATGATCCGCGCGCACGAAGAGTCGGACACGAAGAGCAAGCGGGTGAAGGCAGCGATCCGCCGGCAGTGCCAGGGCTGGATCGCAGGCACGTGGCGAGCGCCGATCCGCGTCGGAAAGGATCCGCATTGGGTGAGGGAAACGGAGGCCGGCCGGTTCGAACTGGCCGAGGATCGGGCGGCCGCGGTACGCCTCGTCATTGAAATGTTCAAGCAAGGCCACGGCGCGGTCAGGATCGTGCGCGAACTCGCCGACCGCGAGCTCAAGATAACGGACAGCGGCCGATCGGCATCGAGCCACATCTATCGGCTGCTGGCAAATCGAATGCTGATCGGCGAGAAGTCCGTCGAAGTGGATGGGGAAACGTTCCGGCTTGAGGGCTACTACCCGGCCCTGCTAACGGCCGCCGAATTCGCCGACCTGCGATACCTGGCCGAGCAGCGCGGACGGCGCAAGGGCAAGGGAGAAATCCCCGGCGTCGTAACGGGGCTCGGCATCACCTACTGCGGCTACTGCGGTGCCGCGATCGTCGCGCAGAACATCATGGGACGCCGGCGGGCCGCCGACGGACGCCCATACCCCGGCCACCGCCGGCTGCACTGTGTTACGTACAGCCAGAGCGCCGGGTGCAAGGTCAGCGGAAGTTGCAGCGTCGTACCGGTCGAACGGGCCTTGATGCTGTATTGCTCAGACCAGATAAATTTGACGCGCCTGCTGGAGGGCGACTCTGGGACGGTGTCGCTCGCCGCGCAGTTGGCCGGCGCTCGGCAACGCGTCGCCGAGCTCGAGGCTCAGGTCCAGCGCGTCACGAACGCATTGCTATTCGACGACGGTGAGGCGCCGGCCTCGGTGTTGCGGCGCGTACGCGAGCTCGAAAGTCAGCTTGTGAGCGAGCGACGGGAGGTCGATACGTTCGAGCACCAACTCGCCGCGTCGGCATCGAACGTCGCGCCGGCTGCAGCAGACGCGTGGCGGGAACTGGTGAACGGGGTCGAGCAGCTCGACTACGACGCTCGAATGTTGGCGCGCCAACTCGTCGCAGACACCTTCTCGAAGATCGTCGTGTTCCAGTCTGGATTCCGCCCGGATGATGACGACGGGACTATCGGACTATTGCTGATCGCAAAGCGCGGCACCATACGCATGCTTCACGTCGACCGAAAGACTGGCGAATGGCGAGCGGCACAAGAACACGACCTCGCGGAGGACACCCTTCCATTCGGTTTAGGCAATGCAGAACCGGCATAAGCGTCTCGATGGCCGCTCACCCACGACGACAGGAATCACGATCCCAATTCATTACCAAAAAGAATCATATAGTTACATCGAAGCATTGAAATTTGCGCAGTTCTGAGATCCTTGCTCAGCGACCTACAACATCGTCATCTTCTACAAATTTTTGGCCCTTGCCGCGGCACTTTGATACGATGCGCCAATCGCACGCCAACCGTCGCGATGTAGTGAAATCACATGCCCGGAGACCATAATGCCAAATTTCAACGATCCCTTGGAAGTAGAAAGGATATTGATTTTCAATCGAGACGCAAAGCTACAATATCCCGACGCAATCAATATGCCTAGCATCACAGAAAAAACAAAATCAGATTACAGGCAAGAGAAGGAAAACGCAACCGCATCAGATTACCTCGCATTCGCTGAGCAACACTATGCAATCGCAAGACTACTAATGCATTTCTCGCTATGGGAATATGGATCATACTGCGGCCAGCAGATGATTGAAACCTATCTCAAGGCGTATATCAAAGAGAAAGGGCAAACCCCCAAAGACATCCACGACCTGCGGGATATTCTTCAGATATGCAGGGAACTTGATCCATCACAACCATTCATAAATGGAGAGCACATTGAGATCATCGCCGATATGTTCAATCCATTTAATGAATTTCCGCGCTACCCTGTTTTTAAAAAAGGACCGTCCGGTGGAGTGGGGACAGTATATCCAGAAAACATTTACACCCTAGACTACTTCGCATTTAAAATGCGCGAGATCGTTCACACTCCGGATAATCGCTCAAGCTTATTCAAGGATGGTCACTATAAATTCGGCACACTGACAAGCAGGTATCCGGACATCTATCGTTTGATCACAGATAAAAATATTAATTTTCAGATTCAAGAGCAATCGTGATCCTATAATCTGTGCGCCGGCATCAGTCATCCGGAAAATCGGTTAAGACGTTGCCGGCTCAGCAACCATCTCGTCAGCCGGATAGAGCTGCAGCATCGCGCGCGCTGCGTCGACGTTCGTCGTGTGCAGCCATTCGTCATAGTCGGCCGGACACAGGATCACGACAGATCGCTTCTCGTCGCCGATGCGGTGCATGTGCTTCATCACCGCGTGCTCGTCGGCGTTCACCGTCAGCATCGCCATCGCGAGCGTTTCGGCGCCGTCCGCGCCGCGCCACGCGCGCCAGATACCAGCGACGCAGTATGGCTGCCACTCGCCCACGCCGATCCGGAAGCGCACGTGCTTCCCGCTCTCCCAGTTCGGTTCATAGACCCACGCCGCTGGGATCAGGCAACGCTGCCCGGCACGCCATGCCGTGCGATACGCCGGCTTCTCGGCCACCGTCTCCGATCTCGCGTTCACGGTCATGAACTTCTTTCCAGCCGGCTGGAACGCCTTCGGCATCATCCCGAAGTTCGCAATCACCGCCTCCGCGCCCTCGCCGGCCGCACGCACGATCGGCGCGAGATAGTCGGGGTAGATCTCCGGCTTCCACGGGAAGTCCCGATACAGCTCGCTGAACGGTTGGATGTTCAGCTCTCGCAGCTCGTAGTCCTCATGCGGCGCCCGGTAGTTCGTACACATCGCCCCCTCCCCATTTTCTGCCCTTGACGGGACCAGCATATCTCAAAATATACTGTGTTTTTATACAGTGGTGGCGATGTGATCAAGCCGCAGTGGGCTTACATCTGGGAGTACGGATTCGAAGGCGATAAAAATCGCCTAAGGACGCCTGTCGAGCTCACAAAACAGGAGTTTGAACTTTGGATCGATGAGGACGAAAGGTCGACGTTCCTCGGCCCATGCTGGCCTATCGAGGCAACCCGGATCGATCGCAATCGAGTACCGATGACGGATCCGCGCTTCAAGATCAAGGCAACGATGCCCGAGTTCGATGCCCCCAACGATGCCGAGCTGCGCAGACTGTGGCGCGAGTACTCCGATCTTCAGGTACGTTGGCTGATCCTAGAGATCCTCGCGTTGCGCAAATCGCTCGAGCGCGTCGAAGAGTGGTATCAATACACCGACAAGAACGTCGCGAACAAAGGGGACTTGGCCGGCGCGCAGGGCCAGTTGCATCGGCTGATGCACTTACTTAGAGCAGAGATGAGGCGCGCCGGCATGCGCTAGCGTGCAGAAGCCGTCAAGGCATCGTAATCGCGCTCGCACTGCTGGCCGGCGATGCGGGCGCGGTCAGCGTACTCTGCCAGATCGCCCGCGCGCTGGTCAGCGCGGCCGAGCACGTCGGCAAGCAAATCGAGGGCGTCGCCGGCTGCCGGGCTTCCGGCGGAAGCGGCGGGATGGCGGGCGGCTGCGACGAGTTGGTCGACGCGCTGCTGCAGGCTGCCAGCGGCAGCGCGAGCAGCAAAAGCATCCGCGAGCGCGGCAGTGCGTTGTTGGTTCGCATCGTTTGCGATCTCCTGTTGAGCCGCGGTGCGGCGTTGTTCTTCGGCGCGCGCCGCGGTGACGGCGTCGAGCTGCGCCTTCTGAGCGGCGGCAGCCGTCGAGCGCATGCCGTCGGCGTGTCCCTTGAAGTAGCCGCCGGCCAGGCCGACGATGGCCGCCACGATGACGGTGAGCCAGACACGGGGATCGAACCAGGTCATTTGTGCTCCTTCGCGTGCAGCTGCTTCAGCTCGTCGGGCGAGTAGACGAAGCCCGGCAGCAGGAACGCCTGCACGCTCCAGACCGGGTCGCTTTCCTCGTGCCGGCCGTGATCCTTGCCCCGGTGATGGAGCGCGCACAGCAGCAGTTGGTTGTAGGTCGAGTCGACGAACGACTCGGGCCGCACCGGATCGAATGCCTCCCAGTCGAAACCCTGCGTCAACCGGATCACGTCCCAGATCGGGTGCTGGAGCGGAATCGGCACGATGCGCCGCAGCTTGTGGCTGAACATCGTGTCGCATTTGTTGAGCGCGACCTCGCGGATCCAATTCCAGTCGATCGCATGCGAGAACGCCCACTCGAAGAACCGGTGGTGCGACTCGACCGCTTGGTCGTCGCCGCACACCGCGCAGACGTAGCCGCCGGCCGCCTTCATCGATCGCTTGCTCGCGCGGAACGTTGCCGACTCGGTACGTGGCTCGTGATCCGGGTAGAACACGTCCTCGGACAACGTCCGTCGCGTCTCGTGAGTTTTCGTGGTCGTCATAGGCCGCGCTCGCAGAGTGCGCGCTCTTCCGCGCGTCGTTTCACCAGACCCGGCAGCACGCGGCCGCCGGCCGTCACCCACTGGGGCCGACCGTTGTCCGCCTCGTTCATCGCGCGGCACGCGCCCTTCCAGTCGCCCGCGTTGAACCGCTTCGCCGTCGTGCTGCCGCAGTACGCACCGGCGCCAACGTTGTAGGCGAAGCTCACGGCGGCCGCGAGCTGGTACGTGTGGCCCTTCAGGACCGGCGTGCACTTCAGGACCGGCTCGGCATGCTCGATGAGCCGTTCCTCGAGGCGAGCTCGACACTCGTCGGGCGTGAAGCGCTGGCCGGCGCGCACATCTTTCGTGTCGCCGTTGCACGCCGTGATGATCCCGATCGGGTCGGGCCGCGCGACGAGCTCGAGCCCCTCGAACTTCGGGACCATGGAAAAAAGAAGGGCTGCCGCAGCAGCCCCCACAACACCCGCCAGTGTCTTCTTCGGTACGTTAGCCATCGAGCAGTGCCCTCTTACCTTTGTTCTTGACCAGGTAGTACGCCTGCAGCCCGATGTACGCTATCGTCGCGACGGCTACCCACCAGTTGATGTCGTGGCCGGTCAGCCACAACCAGAAATTGCTTCCCACCGCCGGCGCCGCCTTGGCTGCGCTCACCGCGAGATCGTTCTTCATCGAGTCCCCGAAATGAAAAAGCCGCCCGAGGCGGCTGGTACTAGTTTCTTCATACGCTTACGATCACCACGTCCGAAAACTCATCTCGGATACAATCCGGCAAATTCGACACGAGACCCCATAGCGCGATGAACAGAAACGAACGGCTGCACGAACTGGACAGCCTCAGGGGATTAGCCGCAATCGGCGTGATCGCCTGGCACTACACAAACCATTTTCAAGCGTCGCCGTTCCCTGTCCTGATGGCCCCGTTCTACGGCCATGGGCTCCTACTCGTCGATTTTTTCTTCGTGCTTTCCGGCTTCGTGCTCGCTCGAACTTACTGGACCGATCGGCGCTCGTCGAATTTTTCTTCGAACCTTCGCGATCGGATCGCGCGCTTGTATCCGCTGCACATCGCCATGCTCTGCCTCGTGGCAATATTGCAATGGGTACTGGTGCATCGACTCAACTCGTCTCCGTTCATCTACACAATCAACGGCAAACGCGAATTCGTTCTCAATCTCTTGCTCCTCAACAGAACCGGGCTGGAACGAGGCTTTTCGTTCAATGCACCGTCGTGGTCGATCTCGGCAGAATTCGTTGTAAACGTGGTTTTCTTAGCCGTCGTCACCCTCCGGAGAAAGGCATCAATCGCACTCTTGGTGGCGGGATTCGGGATCGCGGTCGCTGCCATATCGCACAACGGCCTAATGAGTAACGCGAAATTCTTCGGCTTGAGTAACGACATCTTCAGGGCAACGTTCGGATTCTGTATCGGTGTCGGACTACTTCGCGTTAACACCACGCTCGACAGCATCTCGAGTCCGAAAATTGCCTACGACGTCCTCGCCCTTGCGTCAATTGCGAGCTTCCTTCTCTACTGTTCCAGCGCCAGATTTTCGAGCACTCTCGACCTTGCAGTTACGCTGATTTGCTTCCCTACGCTGATTGTTGGAGCAATGAGGGGGAGCGCCGTCAACAAGCTGCTGAAACTCCCGCCTCTCGTTTTTCTCGGCACCATCTCATACTCGATTTATCTGGTGCACTTTCCGTTGCAACTCGCCACCCACGTCTTCAGCGTCGCATCCGGTCACGCGTTGCCGTATAGCAGTCGCATCTTTTTCGTTGGCTTTGTGGCGGCAACCATCGTGCTCTCGTGGATGACCTACCGCACGATCGAACTTCCCGGCAAGAGCCTGATGAGGAAAATCATGGGGTGCCGTAGCCAAGCCACGGCGCCCCAGCAAGGCTAGACTGAGGCCTCGGCCTCGGCCTCGGCCTCGGTCGGAGACGGAAGACCGCACTGCGCGCCTCCCGCCTCCGCATAGAAGGTCGCCCATCGTTTGTCATCCGTATCAACAGTACCGAGATTTTCATATTGATCCGTATCCTGCGGGCAGTCGAAATACGAAATGATCGTGGACTCGGTCGAGTCGGAAAACTGCACATTGAGTGTCGTCATGGTTAGAAGCTATACCCAGAGATCATGAAACTGCCGCTGTTAAACGTGCCGCCACCGATGGTAGAGGCCCAATAGAGCGTCTGAGCTGTCAGGACCGGAACATCTCGGAACATGCTGACGTACGTATAGATGTTCGTACTCGCGTTGGCCGTTGCGAATTGTTGATCCCCCAAGCCAGACGAATCAGAAGCCACGCTCGTGGCTGCGTTAAATGCCGGCTGCGACGACGACGAAGCTTGGCACGTCACCTGAAGCCACCCTGAGCACGAAATCGCATTCTTCGGGATGATCGATGACACCGAAACGGCCGCGAATTCGGGCACTTGGCTCGTAGACGTTGCCGCCGTCGTTCGCTGGAAATCAAGCCGTCTGTCTCGCTGAAGCGCTTTGATGAACTGTCCGCTGCCATTCGTCGGCCATACGCTAACCAGTGCGCTCGCCGTGTAGCCGGCCGGCATGCTCCCCGCGCTGTAGACGCTCGGCGCAACCGAGCCAGTGCAGTTGGTCGCCAGCAGCGCCGATGCGCCCGTCGTGGGGTTGTAGATGGCGTACAGCGCAACGTAACCGGACGCCGGAGCGCTGCCGGTATCCATGCCACCTGCACCGGTCGTCGCGAGATTGATCGCCTTGTTGAAGTTCGCAAGACGGATCGGGGCACCGCCGAGTGCCGTCTCAACGACAATCTCGTCCGCCGTGAACACCGCGCTCGCGCTCGCCGAGGCGACGGACATTTGAGCGTTGCGTGTGGTGCCGACCACACCGCCCACTCCGTTCGCGAAAGAGGTTGTCGCGAGCTTCGTGCTGTTGTCGCCGGCGGCTGGAGTCGTGCCGAGAACAGTCGTGTAGCTGGACAAGTACCACGCGCCGCCGTTGCTGACGAACTGAGCTTGCTCGCCTGCGTTCAGGCCGAGCGTATTCGCAGTCACTCCGAACTGATTGTTGATGCTCTCCGATGCATTGCCCTTGACGGTCATGCCGATCGGCGTGCCGATCGTGATCGTCGCGCCGTTGGGAACACCGGCCACCGGCGGCAATGTAAGCGTGATGCCGGCGCCGTATGCCCAAATGAATGCCCCCACGTGACCGCCGTTCAATGATGACGTAGTGGCAATACCTTGGATGCTGGAATACGACTCGCCGGCCTGTTTTACGAAGGCCGTCGTTGCGATCCTGGAGCTATTGTCTCCGGCGGCAGCCGTCGTTCCAAATTGGCTGAACAACTCTCCCGCCACATCCCACTTTATGCTGCTTTCGTTAATCAGCTCGAAGAAGCCGAAAACACCGACCGGGAAAGTGTAGGTGTCGGCCCCGCTAGTAGGCACGTTCATTTGCCCGGTTTTATTCGCCGCAAGAACGGAAGCAATCGGCCCTGCATACTTGAATACACGGATTGCAGATCCGCCAGGAAAGGCGGTGGCATCCGGCAACGTCAACGTGCCGTTGCCGTCCCAAGTAATCATTGCCCCAACGTCAATGGCACTTAGAGTAGCGTTGCCAACATATCCTCGTGCAGACCGGTAATTACCGAGAGCTCGCTGCGTGAATGCAGTCGTCGCGAGCTTCGTCGAATTGTCGAACTGCGCAGCGGTTGTCGCCTTTGGCGTCGGGGAATAATTGCAGATCACTACCCAATTGCCGTCGCTGGCCAGCTTCACCACTGCGTTTTGATCGATCTGGAGCGTCGTCGCCGAGTTTCCCTGATCGTAGATGTTTGCTGACGGCGTGGCGAGAGTGACAACACCATTGCTCACGTTAGAGAACGTGAGAGACAAATTCGTGGCGGACGGATTCGGGAGCGTGATCGTATAGCCGCCCGCGCCAGCACACTCAATCCAAGACCCACTCGCGGCGTTGGTGATTGACGTGGCGCCGTAAACAACTTGGCGCGCCTGGAAGTTACCGTTCGCCTGCTGAACGAAGGCGGTCGTTGCAAGCTTCGTGCTGCTATCGAACTGCGGAGCCGTGATCCCCGCTGCGTTGATAGCCGCCTGAAGGTTTGCCAATAGCGTCGCCGTCGTACCGTCATCGACCGAGTTCTGGCCGGAGAAGTTCGCCGTGAATTGCGCGAGCACGGCGGCCATGATCGAGCTCTGACGCCATACCTTGTTGAGTTGAGCCGACAGCGCCGTACCAGACTGAAAACCGCCCAACCGGGCCGTGAGTGCGGCGTAAGTCGCCTGATCGATAACGTTCGGGGAACTGCCCCCACCGAACACGAGAAAGTCGTTGGTTGCCATCAATGCTCCGAGCATAAAAAAAGCCACCCGAAGGTGGCTTGCAGACAATGCGATTGGTGGTTAAACGGGCCTGCTCCAGGCTCCGACGTCGAACCCGGCCACGAGCTGATTGCTCATGTCGAATCCGAACAGAGGTGATCCGTCGACGGTCGTCACGATCGTGTAGTTGACGCGAACGCCTTCGGGCTTCAGGGGGATGTAACCGCCGGAGAGCAGCGCAAGGAACGTCGCTGGCGGAACCTTTCCCGCAATGCCGATCGTCATCGACATGTCCTGGTGATCTTCGATGAAGACGTGCGTGTCCGCGTCGAAGATGCTGTTCAAGATCGCCGCGCTTTGCTCGAGCGTCCCGTCCCAGTGATTCGCGCCGATCTTCGCGCGGATGACCAGCCGGTAGGTGTCGTCGTCCAGCACGGTCAGCCCGGTATCAGGATCGAACGGCCCCTTCCAGGTACCTTGATCGAAGCCGAGGCCCGCGATGTCGAACGAGAAGTAGATCCCGGTCAGCGGCGTGCGGATACGGCGCGACACACCGACCCACACCCCAATCGTGTCGAGCTGGTCACCTACCGCGACGTCCAAGTCGAATTTTCCAGGCATGCTCTCGATCAGGTTCATCTGGTCGACGAGCGGCTGCACCAGTGTCGACACCACCGCCATGAACCGCGGTTTGTCGCTGTGCTCGGACGTGATCAGCGCGGCGTATTCGGTCAGGTCAGCCATCAGGTCACCACTAACGTCACGTTCGCCGGCGTGCACGACGCAGCCTCGTTGAACAGCAGCGCGACATCCGGAGTTCCGGCGCCACGCGGCCCAGCGAGCGTCAGCCCAGACAGCTTGAACGTCACCCCACCGCCGACGCTGTTCGCCGCGGTCAGGGCGTCACCCCATTCGACGCTGCCAGATAGGCCGCCGCCGATCTGCACGCCGTTGATGTAGTCCGACACAGCCTGCTGAATCTGCTGGCCCGCCTGGCTGGTGTAGCCGGTGAGCGCTTTGATCGTGACGGTGGCGCTAATCGGAGCACCAACCGGCCGGAAGAAGTTGATCGTGATCGGTCGGCCGTAGATGTCCGTGACGACAATCGAGGTCGTGCCGAACGTTCCAGCGCCTGGCGTCTTCTTCGCTGCGATCGCATTCGCGATCGCCGTCGCATCGCCACCCTCGACGACGAGCGAAATCGAGTGCGACGGGATGCCGTTGGCGTCGGTCGAGCTCGTGTCATTTTCATAGGCGACGTATCTCGTGACGCCGGGAACGTTCGCCACCGCGCCGATGATGCCGTCGAGCACGGTGAGCGATGGCAGCGCCGTCGAAACCGTCTGCCGCTGGCGCAGCGCTGCGTCGGATTCGACGGGCGCACCCTCGGCGGCATCCGCCGGGTTCGTCACCGACTGCCAGCCGAGCGCCGGCGTCGCGATCTGGTTGATCGTGCCCGCGCGCGCGGATACGTCGCCGATGTTCGCGCATGTTGCCGTCACCGTGATCGTCCCGCTCGGCGGGATCGTCACCGTGGCCGGCAGCAGCCACTGCACGCCGTTCGCGTCCTTCGCCGCTCCGTTTGTGATCGACTTGCCAGCCTGCCCGACCAGTACCAGGTCGGCGCTCGAATACGACGCGACCTTCCGCGCGATGCCGTTGATCTTGACGTTGCTCGACAGCGCGTCGCCCTGCGCTGTCGCCGGGCTGAACGACCGGTAGATCGCGATCGCAACCGAGTTGACATCGCTAATCGCCTTCGCGAACACGCCGAGCAGCTGGCCGTCCTGGCTGTCCGGTTCCAGGTACGTGTCTGCGCCGTAGATAGAGCGGTACTGGTCCTGCAGGAACGCGAACACATCCGCGTACGTCGGCGCGGTGATGCCGTTCGCGTCGATAGTGGGTGCGAGAGTCGTGATAGTCACAATGTCGCCTGTACCGTGGTGGTGCCGTAGATGGTGTTGATCGTCGCGGTGACGGTCAGCACACGCGTCTCCGGATCGGCTGTGCTCGAATAGCTCGTCAGCTCAGTCACGCCTTGCGTGCCGAGGATGCACTGGCGGATTGCCGCGTCGTACTTGCCGCTCGTGTACTTGCCGAGCACGTCGGTGTCCCACGGCATGCCAGCCGTCTTGTCCAGGAACCATTCGCCGCGCAGCAGGCGCAGGCGTGTCAACACAGCCTGCCCGACCGTCTCGGGAGTATTCACGAGGAAGTCGGCCGCGCCCCCGCCGAAGACATAGTCGCCTTCAGCATCGAGTTTTCGGTATCGCATGGGAATCTCAGTTGACCGGGCCGGTGTTGCCGCCCTGCGGATCGGAGTGCGTGTGCGTGTCGTCGACGCGCTTGCCGTTCGCCGTGATCTGGCCGATCACGTTCAAGATACCGTTGAACACCGCGGCGGCACCGCTCGCAGCGCTACCGACCATGCCCCCGACGAACGTCAGCAGACCGGTGATCGTCACGGCAGCCGAGAACGTAGACAGCGGCGCGACGACGTCGAAGCCGCCCGGCGCTACGATCTTCACCTTCTGCACCGTCGGATTCAGGTCGATGTACGTCGCGCCGTCGTCGCTACGCAGTTGCGTCGAACTGCCGCTGATGCCGGCGAGCGCGCGCGGCCGCGATCGAAACCCGAGCAGTGCGAACCCGTCTGACAGGTCGTGCATGCGCAGCTCGGCCTGCTCCTGCACGCCGCCCGACTGCCACCAGGCGTCAACGCAGCGCGAGGCGAACACGACGAGGCACTCGTCGCCCGGCGCCACGGGGAACGTCAACGTACAATTTCCGCCGGCTGGGAACTGGACCGGGCAGTCGACCAGCAGCGGTAGCGCGACGCTCTGGATCGTGCCGTCGATGCCGCGCACCTGCGCCTTGATCGCCGGCTGCACGCTGCACGTCGGCGGCCGGTCGGCGGCGCTTTCGAACGACTGGATGATGCCGGGCAATGCTGTCCAGATGCCCGCGCGCAAACCGTCGAACGCTTCACGCAGTGCGACCTCCGGGTCGCCTACCCTTTCACGTCGATCCATGGGAAGAAAATGAAAAAACTGCTGTTGACCGCTGCGCTGCTCGCGCCGCTCGCCGCCGTCGCTGACGACGCCTACGTCTATCCGTTCGCCGGCATGAAGATCGGCGTGACTGTCGAGAACGAATTCCCGACCATCCTGTACACGACGAAGAAGTGCGACCTGCCGCTCGCAAACGCGAAGAACATGCGGCGCTACGAGTCCTACCGCGGTGTGTGGGACATCGGCTGCTGGGGCGAGACGATCGACGGCGATGCCGTGATCATCGTGCCGAAGATGCCGACGAAGTCGATGCCGCTCAATGTGCTCGCGCGCGCAGATGTGAAGCGCAACGGCGAGAGCACGACGATGACCATCAAGGCCCTGCCGACGTATGGTCGCTAGCCGTACCTCTTGATGACGTCGGCGGACGGGACAGCCGCCTTATCCTTGAACGAATCGGGCAGCACCGTGACATCAGCCGCGAGGCAAATCACACTCGTGTACCACTCTTCGCCGCGCGTGTCCCCGCTCACCTCCGCGAGCATCACGTAGTAGAAGCCGTCATCTTGCAGCTTCGCCTGCATCTCGATCCGCGCGTTCTCGGCCTGCTGGCCGACGTTCAGGCTGTACTCGTACTGCTGGATGCTCGCGTTGTCCAGCCAGATCAGCCGGCCGATCTTCACGCTCGGGTTCAGCAGCATCTTCACCTCGATGCCGTTCGCCGTTTGCTGCGGCAGGCTCACCATGCCGGTCGCCGACGTGATCACCGGGATGTCACCCGGCATGTACGCCGTCTCCGGCACCATCACCACCTTGCCGTCCTGGATGCTCCAGACCGTCTGCGTGGTCTTCGCGATCCCGCGCAGGAAGTCGCGCGCCATCCCGAACATCACCTTCCCGCGCGGCAGCGGATTCGATGTCACCTGCGGCATATAGCCGAGCGACACGCCGTACGGGTTCATAGCTGCCGTGGCCACGGACACGTGATCGGTCGCGACTGACCCGGCCGCCAGCGTCGTGTTGACCACGGCAAAGTTGTACGCCGAGTCACCATCCGCCGCGGTGATGTCGAGGAACGTGTCGGTCTGGCTCTCGCGCCCGCGCCGCACCTGCTTGATCTGGCCGTCGAAGATGATCCCGTAGTTGCCCTCATAACCGGCCTGCAGCACGACGCGCGTGAACTCCTTCTGTGCGCGCCGCGCCGTCGTCGCGGACACGTTGTAGACGCGGATGCGCGCCGAGTTCGGTGTTTGCAGGTCGCCACGCTGCACGCGGAACACGATCCGGAGCTCGGACAGGTCGAGTGCCTCCCCGCTGTCGAAGCCGATAATCAACGAGACCTTCCGGCCGAACTGCTGAACGCTCATTGGTCCGTCACCCAGAAAACATGCGATCCGATGCCGAGATCCTCGTAAGTCGGAACGTCGTCCGGATCAGCAGCACCCTGCACCCACAGCCGCCCTTGGAACCCCAAATGCTTGTACTGGCCGAGTAGGTCGATGCCCGTCACCAGCGGGATGCCGGACACCAGCGGGTTGTCCGAGGCGTCCGCGATGTCCAGCACCCATCCCGCGCCTCCCACCTTGCGGTACTGGACAGTCAGGCGATAGTCGGTCCCGCTCAGCGTCACGGTGAAGCGCTCCGGCCGCGGAGAAAACGGAATCTCGAAGAAGCTCGGCATCACATACTCCCCGGCGGCACTGCACCGCCCGGTGCTGGCGTCGCCGGCATGGCGGCCTTCGTGCCGCCGTTGCCGGTCTCGGCCGTTGATGCCGGATCTGCCTGGTCCTCGCGCGGCGGCAACTTCGTCACCTGCGTCGATACGATGCGGATCTGCTTGAGCGTCGCCGTAAGGATCAGCGCGCTCGACGTCTTCTCGTCAGTGGTTAGCCGCAGCCCCTGCAGAAGCATGTTCTGGTAGGTTCTGCGGCTCGTCGTGACGTCGAACGGCGTGCGCGACTGCTGCAAGGCGAGCAGCTGCGAGTAGATCGCGTTGACGTACTGCGCCGATGGCAGGCCGCCGCCGTCAAACGTCGCCTCGGCAGCGCCGAGCAGCGCCTCGTAGTCTGCGTTGCTCCAGCCACAGCGCATCGAAACATCCGGCTGGCGCTTGAACGCGTGATCGGTGATCTGCGCCCCTTGCTCGACCGGATGCTCCGTGATCGTCAGCTCGTCGTTGTAGACCTCCTCGATCGCGACCTGCACCGTAATGCTGCCGATCTTCTTCGGCGAGATCATGATCATGTCGAGGATCATGCAACTACTCCCTGAAGGTTTCGAACCAGGTCGGAATTCACCGCACGTTGCTCGCGCTCGACCGCGCGGCCCGCCGCGGACGGGTCACCTGCACCATTCACGTGAATCTGCGTGGTCTGGTTCACCTCGACCTTGTTCGTAGTCGCCGACGCAGTCGCCGCTTGTGCCATCGCAGCTGCCGGAGGTTGATAGGTCGCGCGAGTGTTGCGAAGCGCGGCTTCCATCTCAGCGGCGGAGATACTCGCGCGATTGTTGCCCTTGCCAGCGTAGTAGCTACGGCCGGTATCCGGGTCAGCCACGCTAGCCCACTCACGCGACGCCGCGCGCAACGCCGCACGCAAGTCATCGCTACGTCCTTCGACATAATCGGAGATTGCCCGCCGCTTATTGCGCACAAGGTACTGTTCGAAGATCCGGTCCTGCAACTTCCGGTCGAATATCTCGGACCCGTTAAGTTTCAACCCGCGCGCGGCCTCGGCTAGCGTCGTACCGATGATCTGGTAGCGGCCCGCAGCGTTGAACTGCCCCGCGCGCTGCGCGGCCATCACTTGCGCCAGCGTCATGCCTTCGAGGTTCTCAGTGCCGGCACGGTAACCACCGCGCGCGCCGCGGTTCACGCTGTTGTAATCGCCTTCGCCGCGCGCGATCAACTTGCCGAACGCCGTGTCCGCGAGCTGGCCGAGCCGACCGGCAAGACCGTTGTCTCCAGGCGCCGCAACACGCTCGATCCGCGCCGCCGGCGGCGACTGCGGTGTCGGCTTTGACGGGCTGGACGTTTCCGAATTCGGTACGGATACCTTTTCGCGAGGCTGCGCCGGTGCTGAAGCCGGAACCGGCGGGCCTGACGGAGCCGATGCCACCGCCGGAGCTAATGCTGGTGTCGGTGCCGGTGCCGGTGCCGGTGCCGGTGCCGGTGCCGGTGCCGGTGCCGGTGCCGGAGCTGATGCCGATGCCAGGGCCGGTGCCGGTGCCCCCGACGCTGCCCGGCCGGGATTCGGTCCCTGCGCATCGGATGGTGCCAGAGTCGTTGGTTGATCAGTTCGAGGCGGTGTTAGCTTTGCACCGCCACCGTCCTTCACGCTGTCGATTTCCTCCTGCGTGTAGCCGCCGGTCGAGTCGAGGCCGCGCCGATCCTTCAGCGTGAGGATGTCCCACAGCGAGCGGAAGCGGCCACCCGACAATTTGGTGATCAGGCCGTCGATCTGATCACGGACGCCGTCTCCGATTTTCCAACCGAGGAATGCAGCACCGACGGCGGCCGCGCTCGACGCGAGGGCCGCAAGCTCTACACCCATCGCCGAAAGCAGACCTGTTGCGCCGCTTGCGGCTGCGCCACCCGCGCGGAGCGCCCCGACAATCTTCCAGATACCACCTACGATCTTGAACACGCCCAGGGCCTTCAGCGCCAGGCCGAGCAGCAGGATCTTCGTTGACCAGCCTTCGGTGCCACGATCGAGCTCGACGAACTTGTCCGCAAGCCATGCCAGCGGCGGCCCCATCGCTGCGGCCGCCTTCACGACCGCGTTGGCGACATCGGTGATCCGGTTGGCGATCTCATCGCCGTGCTCGTCCATCCAACGCTGGAACCGTTCGAGCTGCGGCCCGATCTTCTGCAGCATCGCGCCCTCGACGCGGATGCCGAGGTTCTCGAACGACGTGCCGAGCCCGCGCAGCTGCGTCATGAAACGGTGCGAGTCGTCGGCCGCCTTGTCGAGGCCGGTCGACTTCGACATCTCGCGATACTGCGCCAGTAGCTTCTCGAAGTCCCCGTTGCGCATCGCGAGCATCAGGTTCTCGTCGATGCCGAGAATGTTGCCGTATTGGCTGGCAAGCCACGTCGGCTTGTTCGCCAGCGACTTCCCGAGGTCCGACATGATGTCGACCGTGTCGCGCAGTTCGCCGTTCGCGTTGCGCGTCTGCACGCCGAGCGTCGAGAGGTAACCTTCGCCGGCCGGATTGTTGCGCAGGAAACGCGCGAGGTTCTCGATCGTGCCGGTGGCCGCCTCCGCCGAGACGCCCATGTTCCGCGCGGCGAACTCGAAGCCGCGCAGGTTGGTCGCCGACGCGCCCGTGCGCTGCGACACGAAATACAGGCGCTCGAGTTTCGACGCGAATGCCGCAACGCCGGCGCTCACCGTGAGCGCGGCGCCAGACACCGTGGCGATCAGCTGCTTGACGCCCTTCGTCGTGCCTTCGACGCCTTCCTTGAAGTTCTTCAGGCCCTTCTCGTCGACCTTGAAGCCGAGCGCGACCAGGAACTCGCGGATGACGACCGAATCAGCCATTTTCTCTTTCCATCTTGCGGCGGAACGCCGCTTCGTTGTCCGCCCGGACGGCGAGTGAATCGTTCATGAGCGCGATGTCGGCCAGGCCGAGCGCTCCGTCGAGCAGCGACTCGTAACGGCACATCTGGGCGTGCACCGGTGCGAGCAGCCAGTCCTCGCCGCCGGGCAGCGTGCGAATCCAGCCTACGTCGCCGCCGGGCTGCTCGCTTGGCTGGTAAGCAGCCCGCTGATAAAAGGGCCGAGGTTCGCCACCACGACGCGCACGACGAGCGGCAGCATCACGTCGATGCCGATGTCGTCGAACATCGATGTCTTGTGAGCGGTGTTCCATACCTTCGCCCAGCCCGGCCCCTGCCAGCGCTCGACAACGGAAAGGCACGTGCCGAAGACATACTCGGCGTCCTCGTCCTTCAGGCCGGCCAGCGCGTCGGCGAACGGCTGCAGCACCGGGGCGATCGCGTCGACCAGCGAGAGCAGCTCACGCGAGCGTTCGGCCTCGGGTGCCGGCGATGCAGTGCCCCACGCTTCCGTCTTGCTGGCGCCTTCGAGCGCCGCGAGCGCTGCATTGGCGCGCGCCTGCTCGCGCACGACGTCGGCCTGCTCGAGCTCGGCGTAGAACTTCATCAGCACGGGGATCATCGGCGGGATGATCGGCGCGATACGCCGCGACACGTGGAACTGCTGCATCGCGCTCAGCTTGCCGATCGCGTACCGCGCGCCGTTCAGTTGGACTTCAGTCGTCATGCTCAGTACGTCCCGAGGATGTTGTCGATCTTGATCGCGTCGAAAACCCATTCGACGATGTCGCCGTCCTTCGCGTACTTCAGATCCGGCGCCTTCTTGAACGCGCAACTGCGAGCTGTCGTCACGTCACCGGCGGCCGTCTGCCGAACCTCGATCAGGTTCTTGCCCCACAGCCGACTGTCGAGCGACTGCGCGTCGTACAGCGCCATCAGCTTCGCGTTGATCGGCGCGGTCTTCAGGTAGCGCAGCGTGACCTGACCGGACTTGTCGGCATGCAGGCTGTGCATACCTTCGCCGTCCGAGCCGATCGTCATCGTGTTCTTGTCGCCCGCGCGCACGATCGTGATGCCTTCTTCCGCAGTCGCTTCGCCATAGCCGAGGGAGAACGCGCCGCCCGGGCCGACGATGGTCGACGCGACGTCCTGAAAGCTGTAAGTCGTCATGTTGTGTTGCCCCTATTAGCGGTTGACGTTGACGAGAATGTCAACGCTGTGGATCGCGCCGGCTTCCTTAGCCGCGACCTGAAACGTGACCGACTTGCGGGCCTCGCGGTCGGCCTGCGACTGCGTGGCGATCGGCGGCGCATAGACGTAGTAGCCCTGCGCCAGCGTGTCGCCCTGGTTCAGCGCGCCGAAGCCGGCCGAGTTCCAGACGCCCGGTGCGAGATAGCCGTTGTTCACGCCAGCCTCGCAGGCCGACGAGATCGTCGCCGCAATTTGCGCGTTGCCGCCATCGGTCTGCGGGATCTTCGTGGGGCTCTGGTACAGCAGGTTGTAGACGTCCGTCTCGATGCGGTTGCGGAACCAGATCGCGTTGTAGACGGAGTCGGCAAAGAGGCCGCTCGGCGTCACGCCGTATTGGATGATCGATGTGTCGTTGCTGTAGTTGACGAACACGTTGCAGTTCTTCGCCTGCAGCGTGTTCGCCTGCGTGCTGGTCAGCTGCTCGGCGGCGACGCTCGGCTCCTGCTTGAACATGAGCGTGATCGTCGTGTTGTTGCCGTTGAAGTTCACCGTCAGCAGCCGGCCGAGCAGCGACGTCGCCGCGTACGGCGTCGCGCTCGAGTACTGCACGATCGTGTACTTCAGCTTCAGCGCCTGCAGCTTGCTTGCGATGTCGGTCGACACGGTCGAGTCGAGCACCTGCGGGTTTTGCGTCGTGATGCCGTAGATATGGCGCTGATCTGCCTCGATGAACGTTGCGACCGCGATGTGCTGCGTGTCGGTGATCGACGCGTCAGCGAAGCCGAGGCCGAGGAACTGGTTCGCGAAGCGGTCGAGGAACACCGCAGCAGCGTCGACCGGCTGCTCCGGTGCAATACCGGCCGCCGGCGTACCGGCGAGGCTGCTGGTCAGGCCGAGCATGGACGAGACGTCCGTGCCGCTGCCCGGCGCAGTCGCGTAGCCGACCGTCGAGCTGGTGCCGGACGTGCTCGACGTCACCACGAACTGCGAGCCATTCCACACGATCGTCGCGCCGGTCAGCTTCGCGTTGATCACCGTCGCAACGCCGTTCAGGTTCGTTTGCGCCGAGAAATCGAGCGCGGTGACCGTCTTCGCCGTGCCGTCGATCGAGATGTTGAATGCGCCCGTCGTGATCGCCTTCCAGGCAGTCATATCTTGCTGCGCGGTCGACAGCACGCCGCCGCGCAGCGAGCCGGACGTCGCCATCTTCGCCCACCGGCCGATCATCAGCTGTTGAGGTTGCGGCGTCTGGTTGAAGTACAGAGCCGCGGCGTAATACTCCGGCGTGTTCGTGCCGAAGTCGGCCGCCACCTCGGCGATTCCGCCATACGATCGGGCACGCTCGTTGGTGTCGATGATTGCGGACGGGCCGAGAATCAGCCCGGTGTTCATATTCGCACCCTGGGCCGCGAGCGCGGCCAGGTTGATCGTCACGTTGATAAGACGCGACACAGGGAGACCAGTTGCCATAAGTAGCCCCAAAAAAAGAAAAGCCGCATTTAAGCGGCTAAGTAAAAACAGATCCGGAAATATGCACTCGGAATCAACAGCGAGTGTGAATGGTCTTCGTCATCGAGCATCCCCAATTTTGGGGATGCCCCCGATCATATTTCTCTGACAAGATCGCCTTCGCGCACGCCAACTGGTATGCGTTGACCACAAGGAGACCATGATGGGCAACTCTGCCGCAGCAAAGGAACATGTTTTCTGGGCAATTTGGCATGAGGGCGTAGAGATTTACTACACGCCCGCCGAACATTGGCTTAAGAGGGATGCCGATCCGATAATGCAGATCGTCCGTCCAATTGCGCGTTTGCGCGAAGAAATCATGTACAAGCAAACGCACAACGATACGGCACGAAATTTGATAGCCGGTCTAAACGATGACGAATTAATGTCGATTATCGATAAAGCGGCCCAGGAAATCCCCACACTTCGCCTTGGTGGAGATACTTTGGCCGGCCATTTCCGGTGGGTGTGCTTCCATGAGGGATGGCTGCCCGAATTCCGGCAATGGAATGCTGATCGACTGTATCGGTCAATCCGAGGCAAGTACCATGAAATGGAAGATCACAATACCGACGCCCGTAACCTCTTGGCCGCGGTCGACAACAGGTTCATCAAAGCACTGATTGACAACTTATAAGCAGTTGCCAGAGAGATCGATACGTCACGACTCGCCCCCTCACCGTCGCGTGAAATCTGCCGACACGATGTTCAGAACGGCATACGTCCGGGTGATCTTGCGGCGCAGCGTCACGGTAATGTCGTAGCGCCGCACCCACTGCTGGTTGACCAGGTCGGGCGCTGCGCGAATCGGGCCGACGCTGACGAACGCCATGTCGTGCAGTTGAAGCTGCTCGCGGTTCTGCGGAATCGCGAGCCCATCAGTAAGCCGCTGCGCGTAGCCCTTCGCGCGCGGGCCGTAGAACGTGCACATCACGTCGACGTCCTGATGCCGGATGTACGTGTCGTGCCCATCGCCGGTGCCGTCGTGCTGGATCGCCGGCCCGGCGTCCGGCTCCTGCTCCTGCACGCCGAAAGCGCACCAGTCGACGGACGGCTCCGGTTGCTTCGGCACGGTTTGCTGCCAGCGCGGCCGCACGAGGTCGGGCGGCAGCACCGCGATGCCCGCGATCAGGTCATGGACCAGATCGTCGAGGGCATCGTCCTCGGCCGGCGGCGCATCGACGGCTGGCGCCAGGTAGCCGCCGGTCGAGCTGTCGTTCATGATGTCCCCGCGAGAGGTTTGATGTCGCACGTCGCGCAGACGAAGCCGCGGCCGAAGTGCGAGTAGTTGTTCACGTTGACTACGGTGTACGTGGTGCCGTCCCAGATCACCTCGTCGGCGTCGCCACCCACGGCGCCGTCGCGCAGCCGGAAAGGCGTGTGCAGAGTGATCGAACCGATGATTCGGCTGCCGTCCGCGTTGCGGTGCAGGATGTCGCCCCTGTCGCTCGTCACGACGGCCGAGAACGGCGTCGATGCCGCGGTGTTCTGCGCGCGGCCGTGGCCGTCGACTGTCTGCGTCATGCGATTGCAGATCAGGCCCATGTCCATGAAATCCGGATCGAGCAGAACGTCGGTGACGTCGAGGAAAGCCATAGCGCGGACACCAACGAAAAAGGGCCGCACGCGGCGGCCCTTGGAGCGGAAAAACTGGAAGCTACTTCTTGCGAACCACGTACGTAATCGCGTTGCGATACTGGCCCGTGTCGACCAGCGTGTTCTCCCGCGTGACGCCGCGGCGCCGGCGCGCGGCCAGCGTCGATTCAGCCAATTCGGGAGCGACGTTGCTGTTGACCTTCGCGCGCACCGAGTTCTGCGCCGCGATACCGGCCATGCTGAGCCGGCGCTGGACCTGTTCGAGGTCGCCATCGAGCGCAGCTTCGACGCCCTTCTGCAACTGCGGCTCGAACTTCGGCCGCGCGTCCTGAACTCCCGGCACCAGATGCGGGCGCGCCGGGATATTGTTCGCCGGCGAGCCGTTTTCCATGATGTAGCCGATCTCGGCGTTGCTGAGCGGCGAACCTTCGTCCTTCCGGCCGGCGGTGCTGTCGGGCACGCCGACGAGCACCTCCTTCTGCACGAGCCCGCTGATCGACTTCAGCACCTCGTCGAGGCGGTCAATTTTCATGCTGCCCATGGGATTCTCCCGACGGGCTGCGGCAGCGTTACAGCTGAATGCCGCCCGAGCCCATCATCAGCGCGAGGCTGAGATAGCGGACGCCGTACATCGTGGCGTTCCAGAAGCCGCCGTCCTTGATGGCGACGGCCTCGGTGTTGTAGCTGGCGCTGACCTTGTCGACGGCCTTCGACGACTGCGGCCCCGTCACCTGCCCAGGCACGCCGCCGACTGCCGCCGTCTTCTGATCCTTCAAAGCCAACGCGAGATGATGCGCGGTGACCAGCGCGACACCCAGATCGGTCAGCTCGCCCCACCGATCCGCGTTGACGAGCGACACCGCGACGGTCATCCAGAACTGGACGAGCGAGTCGGGGTACGTCGTCGTGTCGTTGAACTCGGGAAACGATTGTCGGAACTGGGCGATGTCCACATGCCACCTTACCAAAATGCGGAATCCCGGCGCGCGCCAGCACGGCGCGGCGCCGGTAGGCCATTATGCCTTCTTCCCGCCGCCGGACTTCTGGGTCGCGCCGTCGGTTGCACCGTCCTTCGCGGCCGCCGCGGCGTCCTTCTGGGCTGCCTCGAAGGCTGCGACTCGCGCGGCGAGATCCTGCTCGCTCGCGGCAACCGCTGCTTCGCGCGCGTCGAGCGCGGCCGCACGGTCGTCCAGCCCCTTGCCGAAGGTATCGAGCTCGGTGCGCAGCTTTTCGAGGCGATCCGACTCGGCTTGGAGATCGGCCTTTGCCGCGGCCAGCGCAGCAGCCTGGTCCGCCGCGCCACTTTGCGAGCCGCTCGAATCGCCGGAATTCTCCGGCAGCGGGCCCGTGTGCGCCTTCGCGTACCAGTGCTCGGCAATGAAGTCCTCGACCTCCTGCACACCGGCCTCGATCCGGCGCACGACTTCCTCGCCCTCGTGGAGCAGCCGGATCGTGAACGCCGTCAGGACGCTGATCTTCGTCGTCGCCATGTCAGATCCCGTCCCGGTAAGCGGCCGTCGTGCCGTAGCGCCATTCGACGCGGCCGATACGCGACCAGTAGGTCGTGATCTGGAACAGCGAGCGGTACTCGAGCGGCGTACGCTGCAGGTCCGTCATCGGGAACTGGACGTACTTCTTGTCGCTGTTGTAGGCGACCATCCGGTCGACGGTGTTGAGCTGCCCTTGCGTGCCACCCGCGCCGGCGCCGATCAGCCACTTCAGCTCGAGGATTTCGAGCGGCGTGCCCTGCTGCGTGCAGATGTTGTTCTCGAGCAGGTACGTGAGGATCGACTTGCTGCCAGCGTTGCTGATGATGCGCGATGCGATACCGCCGAGCGTGGCCGGCGGCAGCATCAGGCGGTTGGGTTTCACCTTCCAGCCCGACGCTTGCCACGCCGAGGTCAGGATCTCGTTGACGTCCTTCAGGATCTCGTCCGGCGTCTTCGTGTTCCACTGCGGCGTGCCGGCCGCGCCGTTCGCGACGTTCGAAACGCTGCCGACGGCAGCCGTCGAATTCACGAGACCGGTGAAGCTCATCTGCGGATCGCCGTAATAGACGATCTGGTCGAGGTCCATGTTGCGCTTCATGTTCATCGCCTCGACCTTCTGCGAGTCGATGGGCATGCCGAGCGCTTGCGACTTGATCAGCTCGGGCACCGTGTACTTGACTTCGGCACCCCAGAGCAGCATCGGCTGTGCGGTCTTGCCGATGTCGACCGACGGGCCCGCCAGCGCGTTGCCCTCGTTCGAGATCCAGTTCAGACCGTTCGGGTTGATACCGCCGCTCATCCCGAACGCCGAGTTCGTGAACGACGCGACTTCGTCGGCCGCCGACACGTCGCTGCGGATGAAGATGTCGCGCGACCAGGTGTACTCGACGAGCGGCTCGTTGAGCGTCTGGTCGAGGCGTTCGAGCTGGCCGACGAGGAATGCGCCGGTCGAGTCGATCGTCTGGCGATCGTAGGTGTACTGCTGGTCCTGCGTGCGCGCGCGGATCAGCCGGCGCGTCGCGTCCGCGACGGCCGCCGACATCGGGATCGAGGCCCCGGCCCGGCGCAGGTGCTTCAGTTCGGACATGTCCATGTAATGGCTCCAGAAATGCAAAAGCCCCGCGACTGCGGGGCTTCGGGTGAAGCGCTGTTCAGCGCCGGATCAGATGTTGACGGCGATTTCGACGATGCCGTATGCGTCGGCCGGGCCGGTGAAGTACCAGTTCGCAGGCATCGCGACCGTGTTCGTACCGTCGGCTGCCGCTTCGAAACCGCCGAGCGGCTTGCCGGCGGCGGCCGCCGCGACGCGCACGTACACCGTACCGTTCTTCGTGGCCGGCGCGGTGCCGCCGAGCGCGGCGTTGAAGTAGCCGCGCTTCAGGATGTCCGTCGGGCCGCTCGTCGGCGGCGTCGACGTGCCGAGCGGATCCGTGCCGTTGCCCTGGATCGGGTACGCGCGGAGGTTCACGCCGTAGACGAGCGCCGCCGTGTCCGCCGCGTTGTTGATCGGCTGGATCTTGCCGTTCACCATCTTCACCGGAACGCCGAACGCCGTCGGCGGTGCTGCCGGGTCGATCAGCTGCGTCTCGATCGTGGCGACTTCGGCGCGCTGGAGGTCGCCGGCAAAGCCTGCCGGCATGCGATATTGATAAGCTTGCAACGAGGGCATGTCGGCTCCTTACTTGCGGACCTTCCAGAATTCCGCGTGGATTTCGTTGATGTCTTTCCGCTCGGTCTGAGTGGAATCGTTCGTCCGGCGCTGCGTCACACCGGAGTTCTTGCTGCGCACGACCTCCGACGCCGCGTTGAAGAACGCCGCGACGGAATCGCAGGTCATGCTGGCGACGTTCGCGCCGCCGACCACCGACTTGACCAGTTCGGCGTTCTCGTTGTCCAGCGCGGCGCGCAGCGCGCGGCGGCGCAGTACGCAGATGGCGTCGACCGTCTTCTTGCGGACCGCCTTCGCATCGAACGTCGGCAGTCGCACGCCCGGCGCGAGGATTTCGGCGCGCGAGAGCGCGTCCTGAAACTGGTCGCGCAGCGAGGTGCTGTCGCCCGTGCGTGCGCCGGTCTTGTCGTCGCCGCCACCCTCGCCGGCGCCGCCGTTGTCCGTCGTGCCGGTACCGAGCAGGTCTTCGTCATCGTCGTCCGCGTCGCCCGTCTGCGTGCCGCCGCCTTCGAGCTTCGTCACACGGTCGGCGAGCGCGTCGATCTTGCCGTTGGTGGCTTGGATCGCGTCGAGCACCTGCTTGAGCGGATCGACTTCGCCACCGGCTGCCGCGTCGTCGCCCGTCACGCCGCCGGCGCCGGCCTTCGGATCAGCACCGGTACCGGGCATGTGGATGTGAATCTGAGGCTGGCCTTCGCCACCCTCGCCACCTTCGTCGCCGGTCATCTCGCTCGCGACCTTCTCGAACGCTTCGGAATCGCGCGTCATGAACGCCTTGCGCAACGCGTCGACGAACTTGGAGCCTTTCTTGGTTGCCATGCTTGCATCTCCTGTCGGGAGTAGGTTGGAACTGCTATCCCCGATCGAACACACGGGGCCACAGCGGGCGCTTTTCACGAGGGCGACGTGGTTGCCCACGATCACCACCTGTCGCGCCCGCCCAGGCGCAATCTGTTCGTAGTCGGCGTCGTAGCCGTTGCTAACCTGAGTGAGCCCGTCGGCGCCCTTGCTCTGGACGCGGCGAATCGCCTCGACATCGGTGATCAGCAGGTCGGCGAGCATCAGCTCGGCCTGGTCACCCTCGCCTTGCCGCACGTTGCGGACCGTGCCGCGCGCCACCGACATGTAATTCGCCGGCGTCACGAAATCCGGCGGGTGGTCGATCGTGATCGGCTTGCCTTCGAAGCTGGCGAGCGTCTCGGGACTGAACAGCACGTCGGCCGTGCGCTCGGCGACGATGACGCCGTCCTTCGCCTCGATCTCCGGCAGCTCGAAGTAGGCGTAGTCCTGCGCGCCGACGCGCGCGATCGGCACGGCCTCGCAGAGCAGGAAGCCTTCCGGCGTGATCGACTGCCGCTCGCCGAGCTGCTCGGTCGCGTACACGCCCGACGCGATGATGCCGTCGCGGGTATGCGCGCGAGCGCGCGCGGCACCAGCACCGCAGCTGCAGGCGTGGTCCGCCGTGGGAATTCGAATGGTCCGCATCTGGAACAAAACTTGAAGTAAGTCGATGATTCGGCAGGGATTTCGCAAGTCTTGACGACTTAGCTATAATGCGAAGTGGGACGGTCGCCGGAGGTGAGCCGACTGCCGAAAGGCAGGGGGTGCCTTATTTAAACGACGACTGGCCCTATTCCCCTTCCCGCACCAGGCCCTGGTTGTAATACCGGTGGCCGTCGTAGAACACCTTCACCGTGATCACCGCCCGATAGCTCTTGCCGTCAAGCTTGAGCGGCGCTGAGTACGTCTCGACCGCCTTGACGTTCGGATCGCTGCGCTTGTCCGGTTGCGTGTCGATCAGCCGAGAGTTCGTCAGGAGGTCGGGCAACGCGGGGATGGAGCGCAGCACCTCATCGTGGCCGGTCGCGACGGTGTGCCTGATCCCGCCGTTCGTCACTTCGATCTGGTTGCCTGTCGCCGCATTCCTGAACTTCTTCCCGGCGAACTGCTTACCGTAGGCGATGGCCTTCTGGCGCAGTTCCTTCATGCTGGTGAAGTCGCCAAGCTCGTTGCCTTTCAGCGTCGTAGGGCCGGCCGCCGCTGCACCTGCGGCACCTCCAGATCCGAACTGGCCGTTCGCGGAGCGCGGGTGCTTCGATTCCTCCCACGACGTGTCATACGTGTGGAAGTAGATATGCAGATGCTTTGCCATGGGCCTGTCGGGTCATGCGGGCTCGGCCCGGCAACTACTCAAAACGAAGGCCAACGACCGGCCCCTCTCATCTCGCAAAATCAAGCCGACGGCAAAACCACTTCCGCCCAGCATCGGCAGTTGTAGATGCAGCCCGGATGCGCCCGCGCGCCGGTCCGCTTATCCGCGATCGGCGGCTTGTCCCATGTGAAAAACTTGCCTTCCAGCTCGCGATGGTCCTCGCGCACGTCCGAGTCTCCCGACGTCCGCCAGAAATATCCCGGGCTGCCGACGTCGAGCGCACGCGCCTCGGTGAGGGTCGCGGCCGTTCGACTGACCTCGGTTCTCGCGATCGTGTCGGCCCGGCTTTTCGCGACCTGCCCAGACTCCTGAATCGCCTTCGAGATCTGCGCAGCACGCGTGCCGTCGACGATTCCCTCGAGCGTCAATCGATGCACCCGCTCGGCTGCGTCGAGCGGAATCGACTTGATCAGGCGCACCTGCTCGGACAGGAGAGCGCGCATCGTCTCGCCGGTGGCCGCGCCGCGGATCTCGTCGCGCAGCGCGCGCGACATGTCGGCGGCCTGCTTCATCCACATCTGCTCGTCGCGCCGATTCAGGTCGGCGATCATGCGCGCCGCCGTCGCCTCGGCCCACGGGGCCAGCGCCTCGGCATACCGACGCAACAGTTCCTCGATCGTCGGCGCATACGACGCGTCATCGGCCGGAAAGCCGTTCACGAGAACACCGACCTGATGAGCGATTTTTCGCAACTGGCTGCCATACTGCCGCTCGGCACCGCTCAGCCGGACCGGGTTCTTGCGCCGGTCGCGCTTTCGATCGAGGGTGAGGATCATCGACGTCGGAATAGCCTGCGAAGCAGAGAATCGTTCGTTCGCGCGGCCGCGCCGGGCGCCGGGCCGAGCGGAAGCGCCGGATCAGTTCCCGGCGGGTCCTCGCCTTCCTCGTCGCGCTCGGCCTGCTCGATCGCTTCGTCAGGGATGTCGCCGAACATGCCGGTGTCGGGCGACGACGCCTTCAACTCGCGCATGCCTTGGCTGCGCGGAATCAGGTCGGCGTCGACGGCCTTCGTCACCGAGTCGACCGTTTTGTTGCCGATCTCCGCCTTCTCGGCGGCCGACATCTCCTGCAGCGGGTTGAACTCGTACGAGAAGTCCTCGGGGAGCGGCTGGCCGATTTCCGACCGGCACATCACGTCGAGCAGCCCGTGCAGCGGGTTACGCAGCCGCCGCTCCTGACGCGTGTGCACCTTCTCGTGATACAGCAGGCGCGACCCTTCGCCGGTGTCGCTCAGGCCGGCCGGCTGCTGACCGAACAGCCGATCGAGCGGGATGCCCGTCGCGCCGCTGAGCTGCATCGCGAACTGCAGCAAGACGTCGGACAGCCCGCTGAACGCGTACTGGTGCGTCTCGAACTTGTCGGTCGAGTCGATGAGAGTGATGCCCTCGTTCGACTGCCCGAGCCGGATCATTTCGACCTGCTTCAGCAGGCCATTGAGCGCCGGGCCGCCCGCCGCGATGATCTCGCGCAACTTCTCGACGCTCAGCGTGCGCAGATGCGCTTTGTAGACGAGCTGACCGGCGCCGACCGTCGCGCTGTCGAACGCGATCAGCCGATCCCACATCGGCTCGAGAATCGACAGGCCCCATCCGTTTTCGCTGATGCGCTGGTAGAACGGCAGTGCTTCGCCATCCATTCGCAGCACGCGCGAGTGGTGAATACGCCCCTGCGGCAACCCGATCGCCGTCGGCAGCACATCGTAGAACTTCGGCATGCCGAGGTCGGGACCGAACTCGGTCACGACTTCGCCGACCGGCGGCGCAACCATCCAGCGGTCGAGCACGAGCAGGCCCTTGAACTGGCCTTTCCCGATGGTCTCGCGCCGAAGCGGCTGCGACATGTCCTGACCGTCGATCAGCATCACGGCGATCGCGCCGCCGTACAGCTGCGCCCACTTGCCGGTGTCGCAGAGCTGGTCCCAGATCGCCTTGCGCGTCAGCGCCGTCTCCATCTTCGACACATCCGTCGGATCGAGCCCGGACATCTCGATGCCCTTGCGGGTCATGTCCTCCGGGATCGCGTCCACCGCGGCGCGCACGATCCACGACCCACGATATGCGGCCTCCAGCCAAACGCGGTTGCGGCTCTGATACGTCAGCGTGTACTGCGCTGCCGACGCCTGGTTATCGGCGCCCCAGCCCAGCCGCGCCTCGAAGTTGGCGAACGAGTCGACCGTGCGATGGGCGTGCGTTGCCGCCGGCGCGCGCGGCGGCCGGGTCTGTTGCTTCCGTTTCGACATTCCGGGAAATCCTGTCGTACTCAACCGGCAAGCCGCTCCCAGACCGACAGGTCCTTCGCGCCTCCCAGCATGTCGTTGATTGCGTCGACCATCGGATCGATCTGGTCGTCGTGCATGTGCGTGTCGTCAGCCGTGAACGAGTCGCACTCGGTCAAGAAGTCGCTGACCCATGGGGCATCCAGCGGGACGCCGACGTTGCCCGAGTCGATATGGCTCACGACGTCCATCACACGCGTCAGCTTGTCCTTCACGCGCTCGATGCCCTCGATCGGGATGCCTCCCTCGGCCTGAATGTCCTGAATCAGCCCGGTACCGCTGGACTTGTCCTCGACCTTCATCTGCCGCAGCACCGGTGCGCCGGGGTCGTCTGCGCCGATCGCCGCGTGCTTGTTCCAGAAGTCGATCGCGCGGCGCTTCAGCTCGGGGGCCTTCCACTTCCCGCGCACCAGGTCGATCAGGTACACACGGTTGTCGTACCCGAGGCCCCAGCACTCGAACACGCTGTAGTCGTTCCGCTCGGCGGTCTTCTGCGCCGTGTCCGCGAAAATCTTCCGGTACTGCAACTGCGGCAGCGCGCCGTAGCGCAGGAACTTGCCGCTTTGGATGATCCCGCCGCCCAGAGGCGACGGACGCTGCATGTACTGCCCGTTGAACACGTACGCGTCGGCCTTCTCGGACGCGAGCAGTTCCTGCAGCGGTTCCTTGTACGGCCAGTAGCTGAACCGGCCGCCCTCGTCTCGCTCGTCGCACTCGACGCGGTCGCGGATGTGCGCCGGCAGCTTCGCGACGTACTCGTCCGTGATCAGCGCCGGGATCTCGATGAACTCCCAGTCGCCTGGCAGCTTGCCGGCCTTGATGAAGCCCGTCGGGTCTTCCTCGGCGAGCCGCTGCATGATCACGATGATCGGCGTGTCGGGATTCGCCTTACGGCTCTTCACGGTCGACAGCAGCTTGCGGTTCGCCTTGTCGCGCGCGGTCTTGCTGTATGCGTCGTCGACCTTCAGCGGGTCGTCGATGATGATCGCGCCCTGCCAGCCCTCGGTCATGTGCCCGGCGCGGAAGCCGGTGATCTGGCCGCCGAGCGAAACGGCGTACACGCCGCCGGCCTTGCGGCCGTCGATCATCACGTTCCAGCGCTTCTTCGACTTCGCATCGTCGGCGATCGGGAGCGGCCACAGCGCCTGAAACTCGCCGGACTCGACGATGTCGCGCGCCGTCTCGCTGTTCAACAGCGCCAGGTCGTCCGAGTAGCTGATGTGCAGGAATCGCGCGCGCGGGTTCAGCGCGAGCCCGCGCGCGATCAGGTTGATCGCGACCAGCTCAGTCTTCGACGAGCCCGGCGGCACGTTGATGACGACGTTCTTCAGCTTGCCGTCGATCACGCGCTGCACCGTGTCGGCGATCAGCACGTGGTGCCAGTTGACCCGGAACTTGATCGCCTGCCGATGCTTGAAGAAGTACCGGCTGAAAAACAGGTGGTCCCGCTCGCACTTCGCCTTCAGGACGGCCCACTCGATGGCGGGGTCAATACTCGTCTTCGAGCTTGGCGACGGCGTCTGCGACCTGCTTTTCATCGACGACGACCGTCCTCTGATCGATTGGGGCGCCGTCCTTACCGGTATGTTCGAGCCGGTGCTTGTTCGTGAATGCGTCCCCTGATTCCTTGGCTGCCTGTTCGAGCAGTTGAGCCATCAGCGGGATGTTGCCGCGCTCCTCGGCGACGCCAACGGCGCGGTCGAGCTTGCGCAGGCGAACCGCGCGGTGCGCGACGCCGATGCGCGAGGTGTCTTTCAGGAACTCGTCTCGCGTGCGCTCGAAGATCTCGCGGTACTTCTTGCTGAGCGCCGAGCCGGCGCGCTTCGTCGGGTCGTACCGCTCGCACTGCTGCGGCGACACCTCGACGCCGAACTCCGCGCGCACGGCCTTCGCGGCGCGCGACGGCGTGTCGAAACAGGCGAGCGCCTGCGTGACGAACACCTTGATCGGTTCGGGAAGTGCGGCCATGGCGGAAAACGTTCAGGTTGCTATGCGGCCCGCAGGATGCAGGTGCCGCAGGCCCGGGCGATATTGACGTGGCCGACCTCCGGTGCGCGTCGCGCGGCGTCGACAAGCTTCGCGGTGTCGCCGGCCCCGCCGCCGACGCCGTAGCGTCGGACGATCCCGACGAATTCCTCGACGTCGTGCCCGCGGATGCCGAGCTTCGGCATGCCATCCTTCGTGAAGGCCGGCGCGCCGAACCCGTCAGCACGCTGACCGATGTGATACAGCTCATGCTCGATGAGCGCGCACCACTGCAGGTCATTGCACTCGCGCGCGTAATGCGCGTCGAGCGTGATCAGGAACGCCGGCACGCGGCCGAACCATTCGCAGAGCTGCTGCTCCTGCCGCGCGCGCTGCCAGCCGCCGGCGCGGATCATCACCTCTTCGCACTGGCCGACGACGCGGCGCATCTGGCGCACGTTCTCGACGGCGGCCCAGAGGTAGGCGACGTCCGCGTCGACCAGGTGCGCGTGATCTTCGTTATGCAGCGGCGCGCCGTCGCGCAGGAACGTTTTGGTCACCCACTCGGCGACGCCGTCGGCTGGCGCGAGATGGCGAAACCAGTTCGACTCGTCGAAGAGCATATCGGGCGGCGCAGGACGGGTGCCGGCTGCTACGACCGCAACATCGGACCGACGCGCACGCGACATTTTTTTGCTCCGGGCCGGATTGGCGCCCTTGAATTCAGGATCGACGGCTATACGTCATTTAGCTGGCATGTGCCAGCTAACCGAGAAGTGCCATGGACCTGTCAAAGTACCCGAAGGATGTGGTCGACCGAGCAATCACCGAGGCCAATTCCCTGCTCATCGATGCGATTCTGAAACGCATCTCCGAAAACCGTCCCGAGGTGGTTCGATTGGTCGCGGACGAGGCGCTGTCCAATGTCGCACAAGCCACCTCGTTCGAGGGCGAGACGTCCGTCGAAGATCTGACGAAGATCGTGATCGAAGGCCGAGCCCAAATGCTCATCGACGAGCTCACCCCGAAGAGCTCGCTCGGTGGTGGTTTCCCGAGCACAGTGAAACCCTAATCGTCGGACGCTGGCTGGCAACCGAGGATAGAGCGCAGAAACGCAAAAGCCCGCTTTCGCGGGCTTTTTTGCTTTGGACGCACGTATGACGTGTATCGAATATCGCGGATTATTGTGTGCGAAACACACATTGTCAAGCGGTCGATCGTTCCTGCAGTAATCCGAGCTCGCTGAACCGTCGCTCGATCACCGACCATGCGAGCCCCTCGACGCCCGCCTCGCCGGCCTTCTTATCGCCCACGATCCACTTTCGCACCGCGGAGTTGTGCTTGCTGACGGTGTTCACGTGCGCCTCGCAGTCGTGCGCGATGTCGACCAGGTCGCACTTCACGCCGAACAGACGCTCGATGATCGCCCGACGCACACGATAGTGCGAGAAGCCCGAGCAGTATGCGGCAGACGCTCGGATCAGCCACCCGATCGCCGCCTGCCATTCGAGATTCGGCGTCCGGCCGCTGCAGCACGCCGCGCCGCATGAGCACGGCAGGTCGTGCGGTGCGGCGCGCGCGACGATCACGGAGAGGTGCAACTCGGGCAGTTCCCAGAGGTGCCGCCGGATCTCCCCTGCCTGGCCGGCGCCGTCGAGCCCGACCAGACCCATGCCGGTACCGATCGACTCGCCGCGCAGACGCTTCGCCATCATCGTCTCGCCGTACTGCTGCCCCGAGTAGCAGAGCGCAAAGCGCACGGCGTCGAACGCCGACTTGAACTCGACGACGTCGCTCATCGTGCACCTCGCGTCGTCATCGCCAGCGCCTGCCGCGTGTTGAGCTCGAGCATGTAACCCGTCAGGTTGCTCGTGAAGTCCGGACGGATGCGCGTGTCGACGTGCGAGCCCGGCGAGCGGCTCGTGCCCGCGAGCGAGTACACGCGGCCGCGGCTCTCCGAATGGCAGTCGAGCCGCGCGAGCGCGACGTCGAGCGCGAGCAGCTGGCGCACCGACGACACGGGGTGCTTCAAGCGTCGAGCGAGGTCGTGCGCCGAATATCGGATGCCGGGCTTCATCACTCCGATCAGCCCGTTGATGGTGAGTTTGCTTTTTGCTTTCAAGGCCCCGCTCCTTATGCTGACTTCAGATTCAACTCGATCGCCTCGACCCGCACACCCGGCGTGCGCGCGTAACGCTTCGACACCCAGAGGTCGACGACCTGGCCGTCGTCGACGTACACCACTCCGTTCATGCCGTCTTTCAACGCCTTGACAACGTTGTCGGCATCCGGCTTCTTCGTCGCGCCGATGGCGCCGACGGCAGCTTCGCCCTGGCGCCTCATCGACCAACTCGCCGGGATCGGCAGGCCGATGTGCACGATCAGGCGGATCGGGCCGGCGTATGGCGTGGCGCTGCGCATCGCTGCGCGGGCGGCCATCTTCACGAGGTTCTCGTATCGCTCGGTCTTCTCAGGCGTGTAGGTCGTGACGTGCGCGCCGCGGCGCGCGAACTTCGGGCGTCCCTTCGCGACCGGCGTACCGGGAACGACGAACTCGACGCGGCGCGCGACCGGCGAGGCCGTGATGAGGGTTTGCTGGCTCATCGAAGCACCTCCAGCGAGAGCCGGCCGAAGCGGTAGACCTTGCGGTAGCCATAGCGCTCCGAGAAGTAGCGCCGGTGGTCGATCTCGAATGCAAGCCCCTTGCCGCGCAGGCGGAAGAAGAAGCCCTGCCGGTGCACGCAGACAAACGTGTCGCGGGAGATTTTGATCAGCATGCCGACACCTCGCGCGAGGGCCGCTCCGCCGTCTCGGCCGGCTTGTGCGCATCGCAGTAGTCGCGCCCCTTGTGCGTCCATTGCGCCTTCACGCGCGGGCCATGAGCCGCGCATTCGCAGCAGTAGCGATGGCCGCCGGCCTGCTTCATCGCTTTCGTGATCCGCTTCATGCCGTCACCTCGTCGCTCACGTCGTCGGTCACCGGCACGCCGCTGATCGGGCGCAACCACGCGTCCGGAATCCATCCGGTCTTGAGCTCGCACGGCCGAAACGTGAGAACGTCCGTCCCCGGGATCGGTGTCGGTGCCTCGACGTACCAGCAGAAGCCGAAGCCCAGGTAGTCGCCGTAGGGTGCTTTCACCTCGACGATGCGGTCGCGGGCTTTGCCGCACGTGATCACGGCCATGTCGCCGACTTTGCAGTTCATCGCCCTTCCCCCATCAAAGCGCCGGCCGAGACGGGGCCGGCAGTGTTGCGAAACGCGCGGTTGTGGTCGTCCCACCACGGGCCGTCGCCCGCGGCGTCGAACACGCGCAGCTTGAAATCGAACGGAGGTTCGTCGCGACCCTGCTCGACGCCGAGCGTGCCGCCGTGCTCGACGATTCCGGTCCACGAGCGCCACCAGTCGCCGACGGCGCGCGTCCCGGGCACTGGCTTCGCGGCGCGCGCGGCGAGCAGATCGCCGAGGATCAAGTCGAGCAACCCGGCGTTGAGCGGCTGCTCGGAGCACTCGCGCTCACGCCGCTTGCGGCCCGTGGCGATGGCAGCACGCAAGTCGTCGGCCGTCACGCCGCGCCCGGGCCAGCTCGCCAATCGCGCGTCATCGGCGGCGAAGCCGACGCCCGACGAGCGAAGGATTTCGACGAAAGCGGCGGCGGCGATCGGCGGGTCGCCCGCTACTGCCTGTGCTGTGCCGCCGCCGCTTAGGTTTACGTTTACTTCTCCCTCTCCTTCTCTCTTGCGATCGGGGGGCGAATCGGGGGGCGATGCTTCAGGTGATCGGGGGGCGATCGGGTCGGGATCGCGACGCGAATCGGATACGATGTCCTTCACCTGCTTTTTTCGCAGCCATTCGGATTGGGGGGCGACGCCCTTTAGTAGCGTGGCGGCCTCAACAACCTGCGCGCGCACGGCGACCGTATCGATCTCGATGCCCCAGCGCTTGGCGTTGCCGACCGAACCGGACAGGCTGCTCGTGAGCTTCGACAGCCACGCCTCCAGCACCTTTTCGGCGGCCACGGGGTGATACAGACGGCCATCGGCACACTTCACCCAGCCACGCAGCGCGTGGTCCTTCACGCGCTTCCAGTTCTTCGCCTGCGACAGATGGCCGAGCATGCGGTCGTCGGCCGGCAGGCTGGCGGCCGGGATCTGGTGCCAGCTCTCCAGCCACAACGAGATCGCGGCCGCACGCTCATCGCCGCTGCCGAGGATCCACGTTTCGGACGTGAGGAGCCGCTTCACCTCGATCGGCATGAACGGGAAGTCGCGGAGATTGCAGTCCGCTGGGGTGAGAGGATTCGGGAGCTGATTCATGCAGATTCCAGCATCAGGCTCGGCTGCCGCAAGCGATCGCGCTGCAGCGCCTCATATTCAGGGTTAAGCTCGCAGCCGAGAAAGCGCCGACCAAGCCGCTGCGCGACCTGGCCCGTGGTGCCGCTGCCGAAGAACGGATCGAACACGACGTCGCCCGGCCGGCTGCCGGCGAGCACGCACGGCTCGACCAGCGCTTCGGGGAATGTGGCGAAATGTGCGCCGTCGAACGCCTGCGTCGGGATCGTCCAGACGCTTCGGCGGTTGCGCGTGGTCACCTGCTCGTTCACCGAGCCAGAGAACGACGCGTTCTGCTTCGCGCGCGGCTTGGCGACAGCGTCATAGCCGCGGCCGAAACCGACGCCCGTGCCGGCGTAGCGGCCGGCCTTCTCCCGGTGGCCGCCAGGGCCCGTATCCCATCCAGCCGGCTCACGCGCCTTCGGGTTGACGCCAGATCCGCGCGCATGCGCGGTACCGCTGACAGGCTCCTGCATCGCGTCAAAGTCGTAGAAGTACTTTTCGCTCTTGCTGAGCAGGAACAGGTACTCGTGCGCCTTTGTACAGCGATTGCGCACGCTCTCGGGCATCGGGTTCGGCTTGTGCCAGACGATGTCCTGACGCAGATACCAGCCGGCGTCCTGCAGCGCAAATGCCAAGCGCCAAGGCTGACCGGTCAGTTCTTTCGGCTTGATGCCGTCTGGCCGGCTCGCGATGTATCCGTCACCCATGTTCACCCAGGCGATACCATCGGCGGCGAGGAGCTGGCGCGCGAGGTCGAACACGTCGACCATCGTGCTGATGAACTCGCGCAATGTCGGTTCGAGGCCGATCTGACCGTCAACCCCATAGTCGCGCAGCCCCCAGTACGGCGGCGACGTCACGATCGTCTGGACGCGCACGCCGTCGGCGATCATCGCGCGCATCAGGTCGCGGCAGTCGCCGCGATGTGATCTATCGATCCAGTTCACGCGACCTCCCGCGCAATGTGCGGCAGCGGCTCGGCAGCCGATTCGATCGCAACCTGGACGCGCTCGAGCTGCTGACGGAGTCGCTTGACCTCGGAATCGATACTGACCCGGCGCGCGGCTTGCTTGCAGGCGCTGGCAATTTCCCACGCCCCAGCGCTCCCCGGAAGCCCGAGCGCATGCGCGAGCTCGATGCGAGCGCTGTCGATCTGGGCGGCATCGCGATGGGCACTCTCCTTCGCCCGATCGAGGATCAGGCGGCGCTCGTCTTCGGCTTCTTGCGCCAGCCCTTCCAGCCGCTCGGTGGCAACCTCAAGGCGCCGTTCCGCGTGCAGCCGATCTCTCACGGCATCCGCGACGATGTCGCCGAGCCGCTGTCGAATCTTCTTCTCGAGCGTCCACTCGTTATGGAGCCCGACCCGAAGCTGTTCGAGGTTCGAGTTCGCGAGCCGAGCCATTCCGTCGATGATCAGCTTGATCCACGCGTCGCGCGGCAGGTTGTCGACGTTCTTCAGCGTCGGCCCCTTCAGCGAGCGCCAGCCGTCCGGGCCCCGCACGATCAGGCCGCAGCCGGCCGGGATGTCTTCCTTCTTCAGCAGGCCGGCCGGCGCAGCGAAGATCACGCCCGCGGCGAAGCGCAGGTATGACGTCCACTTCCCCGCCGTCACGTCGCGGCGGAAGTCGGCGACGCTGATCTTGCATTCGTAGGCGACCGGCTGGAACCGCGAGAACGAGCATGGCACGGTGTAGACGTCCGGCCGCGGCGAGCCGGCCGGCCCGAGCTGCATGTCGGTCCATACGAGGCGATCGGACGCGCCGCGAAGATGCGCGGCGAGATCTCGCGCGAGATCGTCGTGGTTCCAATTCATGCGCCCTCCGCCGGGCGTGCTACGATCGCCCAAAAATTGAAAACGGGGGAAGCATGAAACGCGCGTGGGAAGTCACGCAGCTGGCGTTCGTCTGGCTGCTGATCGCAATCGGATTCTTGGCTGTGTACCGCGTATGGACGATCGTCGCGCTGGCGGTCGGATCGACGAAGGATTTCTGGGATATCGCGGCCGCGATTGGAACCTGTGGCGCAGTAATTGTCGCGCTCCATATTGCCTCCGCTGATACGCGCCGAAAGCAGCGAGATGAACTCGCTGCCGCACGTGTTAGCGCATCGGGAATGTATGCACGCATTGGCGTTGTTCACGGCATGCTTCGTTCGATACAGCGGAACATTTCGGAGGCGCTGGCAAACGGTTGCGGCCCTGCGACTATTCCAGCAATCGGGGTGGTGCTTGCTGAGATCCCTGCAATCGAAATCGACGAGCTGGCTCCTTTGATCCCTCTCGGAAATCACTGCGCTGAGAATTTCACGGCAGCGCTTGACAGAATTCGAATTGCTAAACAGATCATTGCAACGGAAGGAGAGAAGCCCAAACCCACGAAGGAAAGTCGGCAGGAGTGTCTCGAATTCGTCAATTCCATTCTTCTTGAGGCGTTCAACATGATCGACAGAGGATCGGAAACTATCGGCGATTGCTCTCATGCCTTCCGCAAAAGCTATGCGCCTGCGACCAAACCCTGAATTGCACGTTGTGAGCGATGTCAGCACGGTCCGCCCTCCTTCTGGGCTTCGATCGGCGCCGCCTCGGGCCGCACGCGCTCGAGCATCCAGAGCTGGTCCGGACGGAACGCGAGGTAGTCCTGCGGGGGATCGCGGAAGATGAAAAGGTGCTTGTTCTCGACGATGCCGAGGTAGGTCATGGGGCGCCCGAGCTTTCGGGCGAACGGCTTGCCGACGTCGCGCTGGCTGAGAATCAGCGTCATGCCGCCGCCTGCCGCTGGCCGAACGCCTGCTGCACGAACTCGCCGATCGCCTGCTGGCTGAGCCGGCGGTATTCGTCGATCGCCTTGCGTTCCTGGATGGCGAGCCACTGGCGCGGGTAGTCGCAGCCCGTGAACATGCAGAACAGGTGCAGCTTCGTCGCCGGAAACGGCCGACGGCCGGCGACCAGGTCGCCGAAGTGCGGATAGTGAATGTCGCAGTTGCGCGCGAGCGTCTTGCGATCGAAGCGCCGCAGCCCGAGCTCGAGCGCGTGCGCGAGGCAGTCCTCGAAGCTCATCGCTTCGATTTCCCCGTCCGGCAGCGTCGCCGCCTGAACCCACGGCGCAAACATCCTGAATTCGGTCTGGTTCATACGAAAAATCAATCGTTACCCAGTTGATTACCCACTTGCTTACCCAGTTAGGCCGGGCTCGAAATAAAGGCCAGGTCCACACCTGGCCAACATTGGAGAAAACAGTCCTGCCGCGATGAACGAACCGGCTACGTCACAAAAAATCGAGGCGGCCCGAACATCGCTCGGCCCGAGGACACCCGCTTCACGCGCTCTCGTTCACGGACGCACACCGTTCCGCATGCAGGGCCATCACGCGACTCGCGATCGCAAACGAAACACGCGAGCCGCGGGCTCCCCTGAGAAGCGCGGAAATGAGGGATTGCGAGCACGGAATCAGTCCGGCCAGCTGGGATTGGGTGAGCCCCGAACCAAGGAGATCGGAGACGGCTTTTTGGATGTCCATGGCCCAGTATCACATTTGTGTTTGATGCGGTCAACACAAATCGAATGGGTCGTTCTATTACGATTGTGATATGTACACGCTAGCCGACAGACTGAAATGGGCGCGAGCCCGAGCCGGCCTATCCCAAGAGGAATTGGGAGAAAAGGCCGGCGTTTCCCAATCGACGATTGGGAATTTGGAGGCCGGGACACGCAATAGCGCCCGCCGCCTTCCTCAAATTGCCGACACGCTCGGCGTGAGTGCGCTATGGCTCGCCGAGGGGAAAGGCAAACCGACGTCGGATGCCGATACCGCGGAAAGCTACGATTCCGCGCTGGTTACCGCGAGCGCAGGCGCGAAGGCACTAATCGACGCCATCCTTAAGGCAGACAAGGCTGGTGAGCCGGCACAAACGTTCGCGCTGATGCTTCGGATGCTTCCGAATCCGGACGAGCCATTTCGCCTGGAAGACCCGTCCCGCTGATAGGCGTCAAATTCCAGTCGTTTAGCAATGCACGCCGGCGCAGAGTAACGTCCCCCGTTACAGCGCCGCGCGCCCAAACCCCCGGCCCTTGCAGTATTACGAGCCAGTCGTGCTGCCCGTCCCAGCATCTCTCAATCACCCGCACCAGTAGCCCGATCCGATCGGACACCCCGCACTTCGTCACGATCGCCAAATCCCCAGGCTTGCATCGCAGACGCACCTTCACTTCTTGTTTCATCAGTCGCCCTCGTCTCTCTGCATCGAACACTGTATGAATGTACAGTAGTTTAGTACCAGATCCGGGTAGCTTTCAACTGGTGTCAGCAACTGCTTAATGGCGGGGCCTCAGCCGCACGCTCACCGCCCCTTGTTACAAACTTTTCCCACCAAAATCACATTTGTGTTGACTGTGCTAAATCACGTATGTGATTATTCGTTCAACGCGGCACCGACGCCGCGCCACCGCCCAAAGCGGATCGCTCTCTAACAATCGAAGGTAAGCCGGGACCGCACTTGCGGAGCAACCGGCCGGCGCGATCAGCGTCGTGAATCAGGACAGGCGCAGCGCGCTAGGCCGATGTTTGGCTACCGCTTGCAGGCTTGAACGAACCTGATGCAAGACAGCCAGCACCACGTGACCGATGGCGTCGTAATCGGCACAAACCTCGCGCGGCCCGGAGCCGGCACGGCCGGGAGTAGCCGGGCGCGCGAGTGATGCAGTCTCATGGAGCCGGAATGCGCAGGCTGATGCGCACCCAGTCGAATGCTGGAGTCCCGAAGCCGGAGATCAGCGCCGGCCCGGCTCCATGAGCCCGTATCGAAAATGCGCCCGGGTAGATGGACATCCAACTCCATCGGTGAGCGCGACTCGCCAGCCCTGCGAGGAATAAACGAATTGGGCCCGTCACCTCAGAAAGCGGGCTTGGCAAGCCGACGGAAGGTCAAGAGGACGGCCGGGATGCTAACCGGCGCCGGATAACGTAACCGGCACTTCTCACAGTTCTGACCGGTGGCGGTTCGTAATCTCGAGGCGTCACCAGTGAGAGCTGCGCTCGCAGCATTGCAGTTCAAGACTGCCGTTTGATTAGCAATCCTACTTTAAACAGAGGGCGCTATGAACACTCCTCTACCTCATCACAACAACGTCCGCATCCTGCCCGCACGGATAGACCGACGTGCGGACCAGTTGCAGGCCACGGCAGACGATGCCGCTCTGGCGCGCGACGAACGCAACGAAGCGATCGCCGACGCCATCACGTTCGACGTGCTGCCGTTCTCCGTCGAGCAGATCGCCGTGCTCGACGCCGCGCTGCGCCGCGGTTACATCGAGGACGTGTACGAGGTTTGGAACGTCTGCAAGGACGTGCTCGCCGCAGAGATAAAGCGTCGCGTCGCCGACGCCGATCTCGCCGGCGCCGCGCCTCGCTTCGAAAACGTCGGTTGCTCGCAATGCGGCCGCGGCTTCGGCCCGGGCAACGGCGGGTTCTCCCACTGCGCCGACCACATCGGTCGACACGCGCTCGACGGCTGATCAGCGCCGCCCGCCCCGCGCGGGCACCACCCACCCCTGGAGAAAAAGGATGGACATCCAAAGCCTGAAGCTGGTGAGCGACGAGCGCGCCCTCGCGGTGATCCGCGCGTTCCTGCAACTGAACGAATTCGATGCGTTCCGCCCGAACCCCGCCGCGCTCGCGGTCGCGCTGCTGGAGGACGCCGGCAAGCGCCTCGCCGCCGCGACTGCACGCATTGCCGAGCTGGAGGCGAAGGTCGAGAAGCTGGAAACCGAGAACGCCGGGCTCGCGCTCGACAGGCTCACGGCACCGCCTGCGACGGGCGCCCTGCGCATCACGCCGACGCCGTTCCACCCGATGGAGAGCGGTGCGAGCTGGCAGGACTACGACGTCTGCAGCGTCAGGGGTGAGCTCCCGCACTTCTCCATGATCCGCGTGGTCCGGCGAATGGCCGGCTCGGATCGCGACCATCCCGCATTCGCAGTGATCGAGCGCCGCCTGCTCGACGGCAACCCGGTGGAGGTCTGACATGGCACTCACCCAGGACCAGCGCACTGCCCTGCATTGCGCCCGCCAGATCATCGCGGAAGGCCGCCGCATTCACCTGTGCCTTGCGCTGAACAGCGTATCGATGACGTACCCGAAGCTCGGCAAGGCGGCGCTGTTGCTCAAGGTCCACGTCATGAACGCGATCGCGCCGTTCGGGACCCTCGACGACTGGATCATGCACCACGAGCAACTGAAGCCGGAACACGCGCGGCGCATCCCATGGACGAAGTTCGAGCGCAGAGAGGCGCGCATCAACTGGATCGACTGGATGCTCTACAAGCCGAAGGAGGCATGATGGACACGACCAAGACCGGCGGCCCGGCCTTCCCGATCGCGGACCCGTTCGCATTGCGCCCGCGCTACGAGAAGGAGCTGGAGCGCATCGCATCGGGCATGACGCTCCGCGACTACTTCGCAGCGAAGGCGATGCAAGGTATCCGCGCGAATCCTGACCTTTCCGGCTGGGACTGCGACGCGGTTGTGTTTCGTGCGTACGAACTCGCCGACGCCATGCTCCGCGCGCGAGGTGAAGCATGAGCGAGCACAAGCACTCAATCGGCCAAGCATGGCTGCAGCGCGCGAAGGAACTCGCGCAGGAACGGGCTGATTCGAGCTTCGCGTATGGGGAGTTGCCGTCGGACGCCGGCGACACCGCTTCGGCTGACGCATACGCGCGCTCGCTCGCGGCCGATCGGTCGCTCGATGCGCACCTTCAACCGATGGCGCACCTGATCGACGCGCTGCACCTAGTCGCGTCGAAGACCGTGCTCACGTCCGGCATCCGTGCCGTTGTCGACGACGCACTTGCGAAAGCAGGTTTCCGCGCCCCGACGCCCGTGCCGGATCCCGTTCGCCACATCACCATCGCTGGAATCGACCGATGAGCAAGCTTAAATCCCCTGCCCAATGCGGCGACCTCGCTGAAAAGCTGATCGCCGACTACGTGCGCGAATCCGGTGCGTACGGCAATCCGAATGCCCTCGCGAACGTGATGGAGATGCTGATCAGCAAGGCCGCACTCGGCATCGCCATGGTCGGCAGCGAGACGATCGCCCAGCAGATCCTCGACCGTACGAAGCACAACGTCGCGACGTTCGCCGAGCGTACCCTGCGGAGAAACCACTGATGCGCTCGCCCCTCAACAGCTTACAGCCTGTATTTCGTGAATACAGGCAATCGCCTGTATCGCGCCTGCGCTACGTGATCGAGGGTTCGGCATGGGTCACCGCGTACGGCGTCGCGATCGGGTTCCTCTGGTACGGCGTACTGATCGCCGGACCCTACTTGCGGAGCCTCGGATGAGCAGCCTGTTCTACGTCCAAGACAGCCGCGCATATGTCGGGAACGACATGCTTTGGTGGGCGGAGGCAGGCTACACAACAGATCTTTCGAAGGCGCGCTTGTTCACTCAAGAGCAGGCCCAGGCGCAGCACAACGCGCGCGAGACCGACATTCCGTGGCCCAAGGAATATATCGACGGCAAGACGCGAGTCGTAGTCGACGTGCAATACGTCAATCGCGCCGCCGCGCTGCGCAATAGCGGAATCACGTTGGTCAAACCTGCGAAGCAACATGCTTTCCAGCTCAACTGCGTTGGATGCGGACGGTTCCTGAGGGACGCCGATCGATATTCACAGAACTGCCCGAACTGTGGCGCGGACAACCGACCATGACACCCTTCGACCTCCTCGGCGCTCTGCTAGACCGGCTATTCGAGTGGAATCCCATAATCGGCTACCTCGTGGCGCTCACGATCGCCGCAGTGTGCACGCTCGTGCTCGCCCGGTTGAACGCGGACGGCACGGCCGTCGCCGCCTTCGTCACGAGGCCCACATGAGCCGCTTCACCGATCATGCCGACCTCTTCGAGCGGCGGCACCCGCGCGCCGCGCGCGCACTCGTCGTCGCGATCCTCGTCGCAGTCGCCTTTCTCGCTGTCGCCGTCGACGGCATCGCCAAGCACTTCAGCATTCTGTAACGCCTCCTAGCCGCGGCGCCTGATTACGCGCCCGCAGTCTCCGCCCACCCCGTCGAATCCAGTGCCACCGCGCCGCGAGTTTGCGCGCTGCCGGCGCACGCCCCGATCACTCTGTCAGGAGCAACCGAGATGAAAACCATCGACACCCAACCCGTCGAATCGTCGCAGATCCACAGCATCGGCTACGACGCCGAGTCCGAGACACTCGCGGTTCGCTTCAAGGATCGCAAGACCGGCGCGCCGACGTCGCTGTACCACTACACCGGCTTCACGCAAACGAACTTCGATGCGCTCAGAACGGCCGACTCGATCGGCTCGCATTTCTACAAGCACATCAAGCCGTTCGATCAGCGCTTCCCGTACGTGTGCATCGAGAAGATGCCGGCGGCCGAGCAGGCCGTCGTCGAGGGTGAAGCATGACCACTGCGACAATCGTAGCCCTTTGCCAGTGCGGCTGCGGCCGGCCGACACGCCTTGCGCCCGTCAACGATCGTTCGAAGGGATGGATCAAGGGCCAACCGCTGAAGTACCTCAAGGGCCATGGCATCGGCAAAGCGGCGGCCGCGAAGACGGCCGCGGCGATAGGAAATCGCACGTTCAGCACGCAAGGCTATGTGGTCGTGCGCGTCGCGGCAAACACGCGGCGTTACGAACACATTCTCGTCGCCGAGGCGGCGCTTGGCCGCCCTCTGCGCAGTCATGGCACCGGCAATCCAAACACCGAGGTCGTGCACCACATCAATGGCGTGAAGAGCGACAACCGCCCTGAAAACCTGCTCGTGTGCACTCACGAGTATCACGTCGCTCTGCACCACCGTCTTGCGAATTCTCCGGCATGGCCGGAGTTCGTGCCAGTCGCGCGCCCGGGCTTCGGAGCTCAACGATGACAACTTCATCGATATTTCGCGTCCGTGCATCAGCATGGGCCTCGCTATTTGAATGCGCATACCGCTTTGAAGCAATCCACATCCTCGGCATGCGCAACGTCGTCGGCCTGCGCGCCGCGCTCGGCACCGCGATTCACGCCGGCACCGCCGTCTATGACCAGAGCGTTCTGGATGGCTCGGGCCTGACCGTCGACGACGCGGCCGGCGCGTTCATCGACAAGCTCTACGACCCGTCGAACGAGTACAACCCGGAAAGCGACGATCTCAACCTGAAGGAAGCCGAGCGCATCGGCATCTCGCTCACGACGAAGTACTGCCTCGAGGTCGCACCGCGCTACAACTTCGTCGCGGTCGAAATGGAGACGAAGCCGCTCGACATCGATTGTGGTGGCGGCATCGTGATCCGTCTCACCGGGACGATGGACCGCGCGCGCATCCGGCGCACTGCACTGGGCCCGGGCATCGCCGACTTGAAGAGCGGTTCGAAGGCTGTTGCCCAGGGTGTCGCAGTGACGAAGGGGCACGGCCCGCAGATCGGCACGTACGAGCTGCTCTACGAGCACACGACCGGTGAGGAAATCAGCGACACCGCCGAGATCATCGGTCTGAAGACCAAGGGCACGCCCGAAGTCGCGACCGCACCGGTGAAGAACGCCAAGCGCGTGATGGTCGGTACCGAAGATACGCCTGGACTGATCCAGTTCGCGGCGGACATGTTCCGGTCTGGCCGCTTTTTTCCGAATCCGAAGTCACTCCTCTGTGACCGAAAGTACTGCCCGCGCTATGGCGCCTGCCAGTTTCACGAATAACCGAGGTATTCATGTCCACGCCGACCACACTTGAAGCAGTCCGCTCGCCCCTTCCGCGCGAGGCAAATCTCCCCACCGTCACGCCCGGCTTCGGCTCGCTACAGTCGTTCGAGCTGATGCAGCGCGCGGCGAACCTTCTCGCGTCGTCGACGCTAGTGCCCGCCGCATACCGCAAAGTGATCGAGAAGCTCGATAAGTACGGCAACGTGAAGGAATCGCGCGAGAACCCGAACGCGCTCGCGAACGCAGTCGTCGCGCTGAACATGGCGCAGCGCATGGGCGCCGATCCGCTGATGGTGATGCAGAACCTGTACATCGTCGAAGGCCGCCCGTCCTGGTCGTCGCAATGGATCATCGCCGCCGTGAACGGCTGCGGCCGCTTCTCGCCGCTGCGCTTCGACATCAAGGTGCTGGGCGAAAAGACGGTGGAGCGCGTCGACACTGTCTGGGAAAACGGCAACCGCAGCAACGTCACGAAGCGTGTGCCGATCATCGACAAAGTCTGCGTTGCGTGGGCGATCGAGAAAGAAACGGGCGAGCGCATCGAATCGCCGGCCGTGTCGATCGAGATGGCCGTCAAGGAAGGTTGGTACACGAAGAATGGCAGCAAGTGGCAGACGATGGACGAGGTGATGCTGCGGTACCGCACCGCGTCGTTCTTCGGGAAGCTCTACGCCCCCGAACTGCTGATGGGCCTCATCACTGTTGAGGAAGCGGCTGACATCGTGGACGTCAACCCCGACGGATCGTACTCGGTCAATCGCACGACTCTCGACGAGATGCGCGCTGGACGCTCGCAACAGGCCGAGGAAGTCGGCCGCGCAACGCAATCCGATCCCCAGCCGGGTTGGCAGCATGGCGCGTACGACGCTGAGCGAGATACGTCGCAGACGGTACGCCAGCCGCGTACCGCCGCGACCTCCGCCGACACTGGCGATACGACGACCACCACGCAAGCAGATCCCGTCGACGACCAGGACGCCCCGCAGGATGACGGCGGTGATGGTCAGGGCGGTTTCGACTTCGATGTCGCCGGCCTCGTGCAGGGCATCCGCGAAGACATCGAGTCCGCCAAGACGCCCGAAGACCTCGACCTCGCCCGCAGCGCGATCAGCGGCGTGCCGGATGAAACCGCCAAGGCCGAGCTGAACGCCCTCGCCTCGGCGCGCATGCGCGCCATCACCGCGGCAGCTGAACAGGCGGCCGCAGGGAAGGCAACCGCCCAGAACACCGCCCCCGCCGGCCGCCGCCCGCGCAACCCGATCAACGCTGACTAACGCGCGCCTCCCGCCGCCAAGGATTTCGACATGACCGACAAACACGTACTCCAGATGACCGCCGAGTCGATCGGCAAAGACCTGCTCTCCGCGCTCGTCACCGAAATCAAGCTGCTGCCGGACCTGTGGGTCAAGCTGTCCGAGAAAAAGCAGAACGACGTCATCGATCGACTGCGTGCGCGCGTCGAGCACAACGTGAAGATGGCGACGCACCTGATCGCGAGCGACGGTCGCGTTGTCGTGCAGGGCGACCTCGTGCAAATCACAATCAAGGATGGCGTCAAGGCTGCGGTCGAGTTCAGCAGCGCGGCGCCGAATCTCCATGACCTGTACGACGCACAAGGCAAAGCAGTCCTGCTCGTCGTCGCGAATGCTGCTGCACACACCGGGGGCATGGACGAGATTCGTGGTGAATCCGATCAGCGCGGGTTCGACCTCGGTCGCGAGTACACCGACAAGGACGGCGACGGTATGGACGGCAAAAAAGCCGATGGAGACGTCGTCGACACCGAATTCAAGGAGGTGCCGAAGCTCGGCGACGGTCCGACGCAAGCGCAGCTCGAAGAGCAGCATCAGGCCGGCCGGCAGGCTGCCGCCGCAGGGAAGCCCGAAAGCGAATGCCCCGTGATGGCCGGCGAGCTGTGCATCGCATGGGTGAAGGGCTGGAAGGAATGGCACGAGGAACAAGCCGCCTCCGGCAACGAGGATCCGCTCTACGCCCAAGTCGAAGCGTTCGTGATCGAGCAGCAGAAAGTGACGATTTCGAGCGTACAGCGCCAGTTCAAGATCGGCTACAACCGCGCCGCGCGGCTGATCGAGCTGCTCGAGGCCAAGGGCATTGTCAGTGCGATGGATTCGGACGGCGGCCGCACGGTGCTGCGGCCGCGCGGACGGCAGGGAGAGGAATCGTGAAAATCACCGACATCTACGTGGCGAACGTGCTCGGGATCCGCACGGCGGACATCCGGCTCGCGAAGCCCATCGCTCTCTTCACGGGCCCGAACGGCGCCGGCAAGAGCAGCCTGCAGGAAGCCGTGCGCATGGCGCTCACCGGCGATACCGTGCGTGTGACCCTGAAGAAGGAATACAGCTCGCTCGTCACCGAGGGGGCCGACGGCGGCCAGATCGTGGTCGCATGCGGCGAGCAGGCGAACAGCGTCATGCTGCCGTCCGGCAAGCTGAAGCGCGAGCTCGCCGAGGATCCGCGCCTTCCTCTGGTGCTCGACTCGCAGCGGTTCGCGCACCTTGGCGCGGCCGAGCGCCGGGCGTTCCTGTACGACCTGATGGGTGTGAAGATCGGCGTGGACGAAATGCGCCTCCGGCTGCTCGATAAGCTCGGGCTTCGCGCCGATGCGGTGCCGGCACCGGCCGCCGCGCGGCTCGCGGCCATCACGCCGATGTTGCGCGCCGGCTTCGAAGCAGCTCAGAAGGAAGCGGCCGACCGCGCGCGCGGCGCGAAGCAGTCGTGGCGCACAGCGACCGGCGAGACCTACGGCAGCCAGAAGGGAGCGACGTGGCGCCCTGCAGCGGTCGAGTTCGACGAGGCAGCATTGCGGAAGCTCACAGGTGATCGCGCGGCGCTCGACGACCGGATCGGCGAGCTGCAGCAGCAGATCGGCGCAGCTGACGCGGCGGACACCGCGGCACGTGCGCGGGCGTCGAAAATCGCCGACCTGCGCACGCGCGCCGCCGGTTACGCGAAAGCGGTCGAGCTCGCACAGCTCGCCGACGAGCAGCTCGCCGAATTCCTGCCCAAGGTCGAAGCGCTTCGTGTCCGCGCCGGCGCGGCGCCGGCCGGTGCCGAATGCGCGTGCCCCGAGTGCGGCGCGCTCCTGCGCTACCTCAACGGCGTGCTGTCGGCGGCGGCCGCGGCCGGCGCGCGCGATGCTGACGCGGCCGCGAAGCTGCCCGAGTACGAGCAGGGTTTGAAGACGCTGCAGAACGCAGCCGCAAACCGCAAACGTGACCTCGAGGCAGCGGACTCGGCGGCGACGCAGCTGCGCGCGCTCGAAGACGATGCGGAGGAAAGCGGCGCGGCCGCCGCACGCGAGAGCGGCGACGCCGCGCGCTCGGAACTGGCGGACCTTCAGCGCCGCCGCAAGCAGCTAGACACCGACATCGCGACGCTTCGCGAAATCGAGCGGCGCGCCGCCGGAGCTGCCGACCTGGCAAAGCAGGCTGCGGCGCTGCACGAAGACGTTGCCGCCTACGAGGCGATCGCCGACGCGCTCGCGCCGAACGGCATCCCGGCCGACCTGCTCAGCGAAGCGCTCACACCGATGAACGAGCGCCTGACGGACCTCGCCGAGATGTCCGAATGGGCAGACGTGACGATCACGCCCGAAATGGAAATCCTCGCCGAAGGACGCCCGTACGCCCTGCTGTCCGAATCGGAACGCTGGCGCGTTGACGCGCACATCGCCGCGGCGATCGGCCACTTCTCGGGCCTGAAGCTGCTCGTGCTCGATCGTGCGGACGTCCTGGTCGGGCCGGAGCGGGACCGTCTGTTCTACTGGCTCGATGATCTCGCCTACAGCGACCAGATCGACACGGCGCTCGTGTTCATGAGCCTGAAAACGGCGCCCGGCGGCCTCCCCGAAGCCTTCGAGGCTTTCTGGGTCGAGGATGGTCAGGTCACGCCGGCGGCGCAGCACACAATACGGGAGGCAGCGTGAGAGAGGACATCGAGAAGTATCTCGCCGCGACGTCGGAAGCCACGGCGAAGGCCGTGGCGACCGGAACCGGGCTCCCGCATCTCGACGTGACGAAGGAATTGAACCGGATGCTCGGCAAAGCGGTCGTCGAGCGCGAGAAGCGCGCCGGCGGCGGCAATGAGTACGTGTACTGGCTCGCGCGCGCTGCGCAGCCGGACACGCCGGTCGGCGAGACGCCGCCGGCCGCAGCAGCGCCGGTTCTGGTATCGGTCGGCCTGGTCGAGACGTCACTGGCCCCGAATGCCGGCATCGTCGACGTCGCGCGGATCATTGCGGACCTGCGGGCCGACGTCGAGCGCCTCGCCGCCGAGCGCGACGCCGCGCAGCAACGAGCCGACACCTGGCGCGCGAATGCCGCGACGCTCGAAGCGCGCATCGACGAACTGACGCTCGGCCCGGTTGGCGCGCGTGCACCGCTGTTCGTGACGGTCGGGCGGTATTGCAAGCCGAAGCGTCACGCATCGCTCGAGAAAGCCCAGCGCCGCGGCAGCGCGCTCGTACGCAGCGAGAAGGAATCCGAGGTGCTCGTGCTCGAACCGGTCGGCCGGATCGTGCGCGGCACGCAGTGGATGCCGCGATAGCAGCACTGCCGCGCGATTTACCCTGTCCGTGCAGCATTCGCGGCGGTCTGAGTGGCGCCGGCCGTTCTGAACGGTTAGCCAAGGATTACTCGAATGCCTTCTTCGCTTCGATAAGTTCCTCAAGCAATTCACGCAACGTGTTCTCTTTCGTACGCCAAACCGCCCCCCTTCCCGGTGCTCCGCCGACACTTTCGGATATTTTGCTTCGTTGCTCCGCATGCATGGCGCAATTGTCTGCATACCATCGGATATTAACTAACAGCCGAGCAGACCGGACATCCGGCATTGACTGTAACGGCAGTTCATAAAATGACTTCCGCAGTTGCTCAACGCTAACAAGCAGGGTTTTTCGCGTTTCAGGGGTATCACCAACATTCGGATCTTCCATAGCGTTGGCGGTGCTCTTTGCCGTAGCGTGAAGATTTTCGAGAAGTGCGGTCAGAATCGTGAGCGAGCGTAGCGCCTCCTTCCGCTCAACGCGTTCAGTCCTTTCCATTTCCTTCTTGTTCTGCTCGTTGCCGATCCAGATTGCCACACCAATCGCGGCGATGGATCCAACCGCCTGGATCCAAGCGGCGGCTCCTTCACTGTGCGCTTTGAAAGCATAGACAAGAAATACCGTCACAACACCAATCGCGCACAGTGCAAAGCCGACCTCTATCCACTGCCACACCTTTTTCATGGCCCTCCCCGCGTGATTTTGTGGCGATCGTAGCACGACCACCTTCCCACCAAGCCGCGCGAGTTCCGGTGCCTCGGATGCGCTGCTTCTTTTATGGGCGGCTCGCACAGCGCCCGTTTTTTTCGACTTGATCATGCAAACGACGAAGACACCGTGGAATCCATCACGGCGCGCGACTGCTCGCGTCAAGAACCCTCTGCCAGCTCCGACGACATGCCCGTACGACGGTGGTCCCGTCGAGATCGTGAACAACTCGGCGATCTACGGACGCGAGTACGGCGAGTGGCCGTGGGCGTTCCTCTGTCGGTCCTGCCGGGCATATGTCGGCCTGCATCCCTTCACCGCGATCCCACTCGGCACGCTGGCCGACGGGCCGACTCGCGACGCGCGGAAACGCGCGAAAGCCGCCTTCAACCCGATCTGGCAATCCGGCGCGATGACGCGCACTGACGCGTACGTCTGGCTGGCTCGACAGCTCGATATGGCAAACCACGAGGAATGTCACATCGGCTGGTTCGACGTCGCAACGTGCGATCGCGTCGTGGCTGTCATTCAACAGGAGTTTCCCCGATGACCGATACACAAGATCCGCTTTGGCGTGCGCTCGCGCGCCTCGAACACGCCGAGCTCAGCGACACCGATCGCAACTTGCTGCGGCCGGCGTTTGCCGCGATGCACGGCAGCCACGCCATGCACATCCCCGAGAAAGTCGTGGAGTTCATCCGGCACCTCGACGCCGCGACGCCGAAGACAACGGAGGCCTGACATGTTGCTCGACAAAATCGGTGGTGCCGACGCCGCCTTTCGAGCCCAGATCGAAAACATCTACTGGGGCGGAAAGGTCGGGTGCGAGCCGCACCCGAAATATGGGTACGGCTGCGACATGTTGCCGAACGGATGGATCGAGATCACGTGGGATACGTTCGCGAAGTCTCGGTTCTTTTGGTACTCGCCGATCGCGACCGGCTGGCTGCGCACGACGATCGGAGACGCGCGGCTTTTCTTCATGAACAACCAGATCAGCTTCGCGCTGATCGGCAACCACCGCGACGGCACCGTCAAGGCGTTCCAGTTCGGCTGCGATCACTCCATGAAGGAAGAACGGGTTGGCAACTGCCTGCACCGCTACACGTGCACGATGTGCGGCTTCTGCGAAACCGTCGACTCATCGGACTAAACACCCACACCTCGACCAATTGGACATCATGCTCCGCGCCCTTCTCTACTTCGTCAGCGGCCGCCTGCCGTGCCGGATCATCAGCGACGCCGGCCGGCCCTACCTCGAGCGCTACTACCTGATCACGGTCTTCGGCGTGCGCGTGTACCTGCACCGCTTCGTCGATAGCGATCCCGATCGTGGCCTGCACGATCACCCGTGGCCCTGGGCCGTCTCGCTGATTCTCGCCGGCTGGTACTACGAGCAGACACGTGCCGGCACGAAGATCGTTCGCTGGTTCAACGCACTGATCGGCGATTCGTTCCATCGCGTGATCCTGCCGCGCGACCACGGCGTGCACGAGTGCTGGACGATCTTCGCGCACCGCGCGCGCCGCACCAAGGAATGGGGCTTTCTGCGCGACAAGGGCCAGTTGGGCCGCGTGTACACCGCCCACAAGCCCGGCGCAGACGATCAATGGTGGAAGCGTGCCGCGCGCGGCCGCGCCGAGCCGCAGCGAATGCCTCGCTGATCAAACAGAGCACACCCGCGTGGCTTACCTCGGACCGCGCGGCATTCAAGGGGGCGCCGTATTCCGGCGCCCTTCTTTTTCCGATTTCACCTGTGGCACCTATGGACAATCAGCGCGTATACAACAGCTTCGGTTTCTGCTGCGGCCTCGGCGGCGGCGCCAAGGGGTTCACCAAAGCCACCTCCCGCGTCGGCAACATGACCGCGACGTGGCGCTGCATTGGCGGCATCGACAACGATCCGGCGGCCGCGAGCGATTTCGAAATGCTGGTCGGCACGCCGTGCACGCTTATGGACCTCTTCACGCGCGCTCAGTACACCGCGTTCCACGAAGCCGAACCGCCGCACGGCTGGCGCGAGGCGACTGCGGAGGACGTGCGCCGGGCGGCCGGCTATGAGCACCCGCACTGCGTGTTCATCTCGTCGCCGTGCAAAGGCGCATCGGGGCTGCTGTCGGAAACGCTCAGCAGAACGCCGAAGTACCAGGCGCTGAACGAGCTGACGCTGCGCTGCGTGTGGCTGATGTGCGAAGCATGGAAGGATGATCCGGTCGAGCTGATCGTGTTCGAAAACGTGCCCCGGCTCGCGACGCGCGGTCGCCACCTGCTCGACCAGATCGGGCAGATACTGCGGCACTTCGGCTACGCCGTAAACGAGACGACGCATGACTGCGGTGTGATCGGTGGTCTCGCACAGAGCCGCAAGCGATTCCTGCTCGTCGCGCGCCATATGGCGAAGGTGCCGCCGTTCCTGTACGAGCCCCGCGTGAAGCGCCTGCAGGGCGTCGGCACGCTGCTCGGCCGCATGCCCCTGCCCGGCGACGTCGAGGCGGCCGGCCCGATGCACCGCGTGCCGTCGCTGCAGTGGAAAACGTGGGTGCGCCTCGCGTTCGTTGAAGCGGGCAGCGACTGGCGCAGTCTGAACAAGCTCGCGATCGAGAACGGCCACCTGCGCGATTACCTGATCGTGCCGGACATGCACAACGGCGTGCTCGGCGTGAACCGCTGGGAGGAGCCGTGCGGCGTGGTTGCCGGCGCGAGCCGCCCGGGCAACGGGAGCTTTTCGGTCGCCGACCCGCGCGCGGTCCCGTCAGCGGCATGGAACCACGGGCAGAACTACGGCGTTGTGCCTTGGGACGAGCCCAGCGGCACGATCAGCGGGCAGCAGTGGCCCAATCAGGGCCGCTTCTCGGTTGCGGACCCGCGTACGGGCGTGAAGCACAACAACTGCTTCCGCATCGTGCCGTTCGATCAGCCGGCCGGCGTTGTCACGGGCGGCACGGGGCCAAGCGCCGGCGGTCAGGGCGTCGCCGACCCGCGCGCGAGCACTGGCTTCGAAGGCGCCGGCAAGTACCGCGTGACCGGCTTCGACGAGCCGGCCGGCACGGTCATCGCTCGCAGCGACAGCGGTCAAGGCGCATTCGCCGTAGCCGATCCGCGCCCGGGCATGCGCCGCGAACGCGGCGACGCGTACCTGACGGGCGGCCACTACGGCGTCGTCGGCTGGGAACAGCACAGCGGCGCCGTGTCGGCGGCCGCCAGTCACGACAACGGTCGCTGGTCCGTCGCGGATCCTCGGCTGCCCGCGGCGAACGAGAAGACGGTCGCCGTGATCCGCGCGCTTGACGGTACGTGGCATCGACCGTTCACGACGCTGGAACTGGCCGTGCTGCAGTCGCTCGTCGAACCGGAAGAACAGCTCGAGCTCGACGGCTTGTCCGACCAGGCGTGGCGCGAGCGCATCGGCAACGCAGTGCCGCCGGACGCCGCGCAGGCGATCGCGGAAGTGATGGGCACGACGCTACTGCTCGCCGAATCCGGCGAAACGTTCCAGCTATCCGCGACGCCAGTCTGGGTGCGCCCGATCGCTATCGCACTGACGCTGCCCCCCGCTACTTGAACACCGAGGACCACATCATGAGCATCGAAAACGAAAAGGGCCCCGCTCCCCAACAGGCTAGCGAGGCAGTGAATCAACGGCCGGGAAAGGAGGCAGATCAGATGGAGGTTGTCCCGACCGCCGACGGCATTCTCGGCGCGCGCGCCGCCAGCGGCAATGGGACGAGTTCGAAAGTGAGCCGCGCTGATGCGCAGACATATCGCCTTACCGAGTTCGACGTTCTGTTGGACGGCTATCAGGAAGCGTTGCAGGACGGTCCGCTCAAAGAGCGCGTGGCAGCTCGTCTCGCGCTGCGGAATGCCTTTCTGCTTGCGCTGCAAAGCGCGCCTGTCGAGCAGCACGAAGCAGCGCCGGCCGACGAGCGGACAGCATGTATCGCTTGGGCGAATGCTAATGGCTTCACGAAGTACCACGAGTCGATGTGCGCGGCATGGGAGGAGCGTGCGCGCCGCGTGGTGGCCGCTCAGCCCGAACCGCCAGTGGCAGACGAGCGGGCAGCGATCGACGCAGTCGACGCGATGCTGAAGGCGAACGCCGTGTTCTTCGGGCGCGAGAAGCTGCGCCAGATCGTGGAAGCGGCCCGCGCCTCGTCGCCCAATGCAGTGGGAGCGGGAGACGCGACGGTCGCATGGATGCACGTCGACGATCCGCGCGATTGCGTGTCAGACGCGAAGAAGCGCGACATGATCGAGCACGCCGGCGCGCCTGGCGCTCGGCTGGCCGCGAACTACTCGATCGCGCTCGGCAAGATCGGCCCCGCGCAGGCGGTGGAACCGGTGGCGAGCCCGGCCGGCTATGCGCTCGTGCCAATCGAGCGCTCCTACGAGATGCGTGCGAAGGCGCTCATCGCGTTCAACACCACCGAGCATGCGGGGAAGGACAGGGACGATGCGCTCGACGCCGCTGCCGCGCCTCCAGCGCCGGCATCCGCTCCTGTCGGGCTGAACGAGGGACAGTGGTACGACCTCGCCTCTCGGCATGCCAATGCGGACTGGAACAGCGACGGCTACCTGACTGCGGTCAAGGCGGTTTGCAGCGACTACCGCGCCCTTCTCGCCACCCAGCAGCCGGAGCCGCGAGCCTCGACCGGCGTCATCGCGGCAGCAATCGCCGTGATCGGGGCCGACCGTGCGCAAACGCTCACGACCGAGCATATCAATTCCCTCGACAACGCGATCAAAATCCAACGGGGCGAACTGGCGCTGCCGGAACCGCGAGACGAGGTGACGGACGACTGGATCAGCGTTGCGGTTCAACGCCCCTGCGATGCAGGGATTGTCTCGTGCGACGACGTTCTCGCATGGAACAGCGATCCGGGTTTTCCCACGATCGTCGAAGCCCATTTCGTGAGCCCGGGCTTTCCCGAATACACGCATTGGAAGCGAAAACCTGACGGCCCAGTCTGCGCTGCCCACGCAGGAGACCCATCATGAGCAAGTACCAGAAACTCGACGCGCTGATCCTCGAGTCGATCGACGAGACTCCGAAGAAGTTCGCAGCCGTCAATACCGGCGCAGTGCGCGAGGAAAGCGAGCGCCTCGCGCGCGAGGAATCGCGGCCGACCACCTTCGGTGAGGTCGTGGGGTGGCGCATCGTTGACCGGCGCCTTCAGGCGGTGCGCAAGGCAGGGAAGATCCGTTCAACGACGAAAGGATGGGTGCGCTCTTAATTCACTGGAACCCGGCAGCGATCGCATCGCGTGCTAGTCGAGACCCATGATCCAGTGCTTGCTCAGCCGTCAGGAAGAGGCCGCCCTGCGGAATCAAATGCTGCAAGAAGTTGGCTACGACGGCGCCCCCGTCCCGGCGTGTAGTGATGGACTGTACACGGTATCCGTCGATCACATTTGCCGCAGCACCTGGTCGATACTCGGGCGTAGCGTTCACGACGACATGAAACGGACCTTCATCGAATTCGCGATTCGGCCGATCCCCTCGCCCTCGCCAACACACTGCGCTCGGCCTGCTGCGACCACCAAGCCGAGCTGAACGACGACAACGGACGCGGCCGGTCGCTCGACCTCGGCGGCGGCATTCGCATCATCTACCGCCGTCACCACAGCGAAGAAGCGCGCCTCACCACCAAATACGTGGACATCCAGATATGACCGCACTTTTCTACCTTCAGGACAGCCGTTCGTTCGTCGGCAACGACGTGCTGTGGTGGGCCGATCCCGACGGCTATACGACCGATCTGCGCAAAGCTCGGCTTTTCACCAGCGACGACGCGCAGCAGCACCACAACATCCGCGAGACGGACATCCCGTGGCCGAAGGAGTACATCGACGCCAAGACGCGCCCGGCCGTCGACGTGCAGTACATCAGGCGCGACGAGGCGCTCGCTGGAACCGGAATCACGCTGACCAAGCCGCGGAAGCAGCGCGCCGGCCGCGTTAACTGCGTCGGATGCGGCCGCTTCCTGCGAGACGCTGACCGTTATTCCATCGATTGCCCCAACTGCGGTGCGGACAACAGACCATGAGCGAGAACACAAAAATCGAGTGGTGCGACTCGAAGCCTTCGGCGGCCGTGCGCATCAATCGCGCCACCGGACGTCCCGGCCCAGCACCTGCACCGGCGCGCGACGGTGACAAGGTGCAAGCTCGCCAGCGCGTCAATGTCGAAGTACGAACCGGCCGGCGGCCGCACCCCAACGATCTGCCCTGCGCTGACTGCGGTCACATCTACGCGATCGGCGAGCGGCGCCATGAGTATGACCACCACCTCGGCTACGCGGCCGAGCACCACCTCGACGTACAGGCCGTGTGCACGTTGTGCCATGCGAAGCGCGACAGCGCCCGCGCGAACCAGACGCACTGCATCCGCGGCCACGCCTTCGACGAGCAGAACACCTACGTCGCCGGAAATGGCACGCGCCACTGCCGCGCCTGCATGAAGCTGCGCGAAAAGGTGCGCGCCCCGCGCGGCCCGGAGTACTGGGCGCGGGTCAATGCCAAGCGGAGAGGAAAGCGTAATGGCTGAAAACTCGAAGATCGAATGGACGGATCACACCTTCAATCCGTTTATCGGCTGCACAAAGGTGTCGCCCGGGTGCGACCACTGCTACGCCGAGCAGCTGATGGACAAGCGCATGCACAAGGTCGTCTGGGGGCCGCACGGCGAGCGCGTGCGCACCTCTGCGGCCACGTGGCGCGAGCCGATCCGCTGGAACGCGCGGCACGCCGAATTCTTCGCCGCGCACGGCCGGCGCCAGCGCGTATTCTGCGCGTCGCTCGCCGACGTGTTCGATAACGCGGTGCCGGATGCATGGCGTGCGGACCTGATCGACCTGATCTGGAATACGCCGCACCTCGACTGGTTGCTGCTCACGAAGCGCATCGGCAATGCTGGGCCGATGATCACCCGGGCGCTTGAGCTCGCTGGCCGCGGCGTCAATACGCCGTGGCCGTGGTCGAACGTCTGGCTCGGCGCGACGATCGTCAACCAGGCCGAGGCCGATCGCGACATTGAAAAGCTGCTGATGACGCCGGCGCGCCGCCGGTTTCTATCGATGGAGCCGCTGCTCGGGCCGGTCGATCTGCAAGCATGGTTCGATCCGACTGGCGGCTGCTGCATGCGGGAAATGCAGTCTTGCGAAAACTGCCCCGCCGACGCGCCGTGGATTCACGGGCCGACCACCGAATATGCCGAGGACGGTTCGGGGTACAGCTCGCCCGAAATCGACTGGGTAATAGTCGGCGGAGAAAGCGGGCCCGGCGCGCGGCCGATGCACCCCGACTGGGCTCGCGATCTGCGCGACCAGTGCTCGGCCGCCGGCGTGCCGTTCCTGTTCAAGCAATGGGGCGAGTGGGCGCCAGGCGAGATCGCCGGCCCCCAGAAGCGCACCGAGGCGACCGCTCACTGGTGGGACGGCGAGTGGTCGTTCAGCTCGATCACGCCGCGCGCGGCCGAGACGCTGCACTGCGACGACTCGCCCGACTTGTGGCGTTGCGGCAAGCGCGCTGCCGGCCGCCACCTCGACGGCCGCACTCACGACGAATTCCCGGAGGCTCGATGAAATCCGAGTTCAAAATCCAGCGGTCCGACGACGTGCCGATGACGCTCACCATGACGATGACGCTCGGCGAGTGGAAGAAGCTGCAGGTTCAACTCGCGACCACGTACCCGTCGTGGAAGCTGTCGTCGAACATCGGTGCAATGGTCCGCCTCGCGACGACCACGTTCGCCGAAACGAAGGAGCTCGACCTATGACCGAACGTCCCATTCTTTTCAGCGGTCCGCTGGTGCGCGCCATCCTCGAAGGCCGGAAGACGCAGACGCGCCGCATTGCGATACCGAAACGCACCTGTATCGACTTCATCGGCGGCGGCCCGAAGGACGTCCCGGACTGGAATGACCCGACCTGCTGGGGCTTCGAAGACCCGAATACCGGCTTGTGGTGGGCGCTGCGCGGCGATGAGCATTGTCATCAGCTTTCGTGCCCTCACGGACAGCCCGGCGACCGGCTATGGGTGCGCGAGACATGCCGCGCGGATGAACTCGACAGCGGACTCGACGGCGTGCGCTACCCCGCCGATGGCGCGTTCCGCGCGATCGAAGATTCGAGCGACGCGGCCGGCCGGTGGGTCGAACTGTATGGATACCGCGGTCAGAAAGGCGCCACGGTTCCGGCGATCCACATGCCGCGCTGGGCATCGCGCATCACGCTCGAGATCACCGGCGTGCGCGCCGAGCGCCTGCAGAACATCAGCGAGTCGGATGCGCGCGACGAAGGCGTGACGATCGAGGATCACCACCTGCGCGGGTATTGCGCTGGCGCCTATCGGCCGCCGAGCATCCGCGCATTTCATGACCTGTGGGACGGCCTCAACGCCGCACGAGGCTACGGCTGGAACACGAACCCCTGGGTATGGGTGGTCGAATTCAAACGAGTGAGAGGTACGTCGGAATGACGAAGAAACAACCGAAACAGGAAATCCCGACTGCCGACACGCGGATTGCAGCAGCGATTTCGAGCACGATCAGCGCTGTCAGCTTTCAGGGGCTCAGCATCGTGACGCCTGACGGCATTCCCGCAACGCTCGCCGTCGTCGACCAGAATGGAAAAATCGTCGAGGCCGGCCCGAGCGTAATGCGTGCGGTGTGGGACGTCGCGATTCGGTCGTATCGCAACTTCTTGATCGGCAACGGGCACCTGAGGGTATTGGCAAAACCGCCCGAACACATCAAGCAATGA